TAGCTGTCGCCTTTGATCGGCACACCAACTTTGTTAAAGTCGTTTCCTGTATTCGTCATCATAAGTATCGATGATCTAGTTGCCATTACACCTGCTCCTTTTTGTTGTTGTATTATTTATCATACTTACCCGAGTTTTACAGCCATTAAAAAACCCGCACTAGGCGGGTTTTTTGGTTCCAAGTTAGATTACATTATCGCAGCTACAACGGGTGTTTCGATTACGATGTCGTCGTCGGCTACGTTAACTGTAGCCCTCCCACCGCCGTTAAGATCGCCGTATAGTATTTTTTTACTAAGAGGCTTCTTAATCTTGTCTTGAATTAGGCGTCCCAATGGACGCGCACCCATTTGCGGATCGTATCCATTTTTAGCCAACCATTCGCGTGCAGCATTTGTCAATGTCACGGCAACGGACTTAGAAGATAGCTGCTCGTTAACTTTGTCAATTTCTGCGTCAACTATATAAAACATCTCGCCCATAGTTAGTGAATTAAATTGTACTACAGCATCTAAACGATTTCGAAACTCTGGCGGAAAGAACTTCTTCACGTTGTCTGCAATTGCATCGCTGTTAAATGTCTGTGCCTGAAAGCCAATGCCACGCTTCTCTGCATCAGCAGCACCTAAGTTAGATGTCATTACAATTACTACGTTTTCAAAGCTAACAGTCTTGCCTTTGCTCGAAGTTAAGCGACCGTCGTCCATTACTTGCAGCATTACTTGTGCAACTTCCGGAGCAGCCTTTTCGATTTCATCGAGTAGCAGGATGCAGTTAGGGTTCTCTTCGATCTCACTAATCAGCTGACCATCGCCCATCTTACCTTCGCCGTGCCCAACATATCCCGGAGGCGCACCGATTAAACGCGATACGCTATGCTTCTCTTGATACTCGGACATGTCGAAACGTACAAGTTTAGTGCTTAATGCTTGTGCCAGTTGCTTGCATAGGAATGTTTTACCTGTGCCAGTTGGACCGACGAACAACAAGTTAGCAATCGGCTTGCCCGGGTCGCGCAATCCAGATTTAGCAACTTCCACAGCATCTACAATGATATCAACTGCTTTATCCTGGCCGAATACCTTATTCTTCAATTTAGCTTCGAGATTTTGCACAACCTCAACTTCTTTCAAACTGATCATGCTCAATGGAATCTTAGCAAGTTTAGCAACAGTTGCAAGAACTAAATCAGCATCTACTACTGCAATTTCTTCTAGCTTTGCTTTTGCACCTGCGGAATCCATGATATCAATCGCTTTGTCCGGCAGGAATTTGTTATGAATGTAACGTGCGCTAAGATCAACACAAAGATCAAGCGTACCTTCTGCGTACTGCACTTTGTGGAAGTCCACATAATACTTTTCCAAGCCTGCAAGAACACGCTTGCTATCTTCGATGCTAGGTTCTTTAATGTCGTACTTCGTGAAGCGGCGCATCAACGCCTTGTCTTTTTCGATATGTTCAGCATACTCGTCGTAAGTAGTTGCACCGATGCACATTAGTTTACCCTTAGCTAACAACGGCTTGAGCATATTACTTGCATCCATTGTATTGCCGCTAGTAGAGCCTGCGCCCATAATCATATGTATCTCGTCAATGAACAAAATCACATTTCCTTTGGCTTCGATTTCGTCGAGTACACCTTTGAGTCGCTCTTCGAAGTCACCACGGAACTTCGTACCGGCTAGCATTGTGCCGATGTCGAGGCTATACACAGTTTTGCCCTTGATTGCTTCCGGCACTGCACCGTCTACAATCATCTTAGCAATACCTTCTGCAACAGCAGTTTTACCTACGCCTGGCTCGCCAACATAAATTACGTTGTTCTTTTTGCGCTTTGCAAGAATCTCGATTGTGTCAGCTACTTCGGTTTCACGACCGACTACCGGATCGATATGCCCGTCTTCGCTATCTTTATTAAGATTACGACAGAAACGTTCTAAGGGGCTACCTTCGGCGCCGCCGACTTGACCTTCGCCATCGGCACGGAGCTGATTAATAATCTTTTCGCGAGTAACACCGTGTTTGCCGAGAAAGAAAGCAGCGTGACTTTTTTCTTCACTTAAGATAGAAAGCAAAACTGCTTCTACTGTGAGTTCGTTACGACCGCTAAACACGAGTTGCGTCAATGCTCGCTGAAATACCCTGCTTAGGGCGTTAGTACGGCGAGGTTCTTGACTGTTACGCAATGCTTCCGGTAATTCGTGCGACGGATCACTTAGGAAGTTTGTGCAATCGTTTTTAATTTTAGTAGGCTGTGACCCGATGCTAAGAAGTAAATTGCAAACTTCTTTTTCGTGCAGCAATGACCACAGTAAGTGTTCAATGGTAACGTACTCGTGATGGTTATCGGTCGCGTAGAATACTGCCCGATCAATCATTTTCTCGATTCGCTTATTATTTGACATATAATTCCTTATAGTTCGATGATTTTACGACTAGCATAGTTTGCTGCAAGAGCTTCACGTGCGCTGTCGGATAGTTTAGGGATAGTGACATTACATTTTACTAGCAAGTCACCGTGTCGGTTTACTTCTGGATTGGGCATGCCCTTGCCGGCTAGTTTAATAACTTGACCGACTTGAGTCCCTGGTTGGAATTTAAATTTCAGTTTGTTTCCGTTTATGTGCTTAACTTCTACCTCTACACCTAGTATAGCTTCGAACGCATTGATTGTAACTTCTAATAAAAGATCATCATTAGATCTTTTAAATTTAGGATGTGGCGTAACCTCAACAGCAACCAACGCACCGTTGACATACATACGATTGCCAGATCTAATACCTGCAGGTATCCTGACAGGATTAGTACCGACACTAATCGTGCAGCCGGTATACGCTTGCTCTAGACTAATAGTTGCAGTGTATGATTGGCGTCGAGATCTCTGCTCTTCTTGTCGAGCATTAAATTGTCTGAACAAATCAGCGAACTCACCGGCTCTATCAAAATCTGTAAACTCGTGTCGTTGCCAGCCGTCGTTCTTAGGTGGATTTTCGTACGCTTCGCGCTTATCTTTATCAGATAGTACCTCATACGCTTCGGTGATTTCTTTAAACTTATCTTCAGCACCGGCATCTTTATTCCGATCTGGGTGAAACTGCATCGCTAATTTACGATAAGATTTTTTGATTTCTTCATCAGTGGCCTGGCGTGTTACACCAAGTATAGCATGATAATTTTTCATCAGTATCGGTACACTATTCTTCCTAAGGATAGATCGTATGGGCTAACTTCGACGTCTACATCATCGCCTTTTAAAATTGCAATGTTGTTCTTTCGAATACGCCCGCTAATTATGCAATTAATCGTGTGACCATTTTCTATTACTACGGCCTTAAATTTAGCGCCAGGAAAAGCATCTATGATAGTACACTTTAGTTTTACTAAGTCTTTGCTACTCATGTGTTATATGCCATATTTAAAGTGTATATCATCCACGAGTAAAATTTCGTTATTTTGATTTTCAAGTGCTACCATTTTTCCTAAGTCGTGTACGCTCCATCCTTTACCTAGCATAGAAGCTAACGTAACTATTTCTATGTTAGATGACATTTTGATGGCAGATTCGCTTAAACAGTGCATTGCCGACATACGGTCGAATGTTCCAAAGTCTATAACTCTTGCTGCTAGTCTGCTGTTATTGTCCGTAATTATAACATAGTCTCTGTCGGTAGTCAAGCCAGATATATCGGAATTTTTTAAACTTTCTTCAATCTTTATATCTATCTTAAATTCGTCCTTAGGTACATATTGGGTTGGTTCGACGATTATGTAATTAAACAAGTCTGGATCATATAAAGATATGGCATGGTCGAGTAAGTAAGGCTTAACCATCCAATCTTGTTTTCCTGTTATATTCTCTATATCTTGTATAAATTTAAAAAACATCTTTTGAAATTCTAAGGTTCTTTCGAATTCGACAAATACTAAGTATTCACCGTTCTCATCTGGGTTAGGACTAACTTCAGCATCTAAGATATTAAACGAGCCACGTTGTATAAACGTGTTTAAATCTTGCGCAGGCTCATCGTCGTAAAAATAGAAACCAACTACAATAACTGCTAAAGTGTCGCCCAGTTTAGGGTCGAACTCGTCAACTGAGATTAAGGAACGAATAGTACCGTTAAGTTCTCCTTTCATTACATCGATCCCTCGAACTCGTCTGTATCCCCCATACCTTCCTCAGGTGCCATCTCGTTGTTTATCTCGTCGGCGACTTCTTCACCAGAAGTGTCGAATTCGTCGTCTAAATAATCATGCAATGCATCGAGGTGCCCTACGACATACTTAGTCGGCATATCGATAGTGACTATCCATATCGGTAGCTCGTCTATGATTGCTGCTTTAGTTTTTTGGTCACTCCAGTCTTTCGGTGATAGTACACGCCGAGGTTGATTTAATATGTCTTTAGAGTAATGCACTTTACAACCTATCTTTTCTAAACGAAGGGCACCGTCTGGATCGGGCATTAGCTTATACGGATACATCCACGAAGTTTTAAACCAATACTTAGAAATGTGTGGACCGTCTACTAACTCGCCTGCAATCCAATTCTTGTAGTAAAATAAACCAGTCTCGTCGATAGTACGCTCAAATTCCATCAAGAGTTCCAATACTGAATCTCCTCTTGTAATTCGTGCAAGCGTTTTTTTAATATTTTCTAAACCCTGGGGCATACGGTTTCCTCACAATATATAACATATTTATCTAATTTTGTTAATTATTTATAGATTAATGAAATGCAACAATAACGCCTTATTAATAACCTAAATGTTTCTCACAATGCTAAATACTTTTGCAATGAAAACACAAACTCCAACCGATAACATATATAAATTCCCTGGAAAGAAATCTAGGCCGAATAAGAACGACCACGATAATCGTTCCGGGACATCTAATAAAGATGACAACAGGAGGTTACCTTTGGCAAAACCAAAAAGAGCAAACTATAGCAAACAACAGCAGCAAGTAATCAATCTTAGCGAAGCTAGAGATGATGCGCTAAAGTATAAAAGATCTAAGCAAGTAACTATTATTCCTAAGAATACCGCACAGGAAGAATACGTTACACAGCTAGCAGACTACAATACTAGAATAACATTTGCGATAGGACCAGCAGGCACAGGTAAGACAATGCTCGCAGTATTACAAGCTATTAATTCTCTAAAAAACGGAGACGTTAGCCGCATAGTAATAACGCGACCCGCAGTAGGTGTTGAAAATGAAAATCACGGTTTCTTACCGGGAACACTAGAAGAAAAAATGGCGCCATGGGTGCGTCCCATTATGGATGTGTTTGAAGAGTACTGGTCTCCGAAAGAAATCCAAGCAATGATCGAAGAACGCATCGTTGAGATTTCACCATTAATGTATATGAGGGGGAGGACATTCAAAGATTGTTATATCGTTGCAGACGAAATGCAAAACGCAACACCGGAGCAGATGAAAATGTTACTCACGCGCATCGGTGGTGGCACTCGTGTATCGGTCACGGGTGACTTAGATCAAACTGATCACAAGAAAATGAACGGTTTACACGACGTAACGAAAAGGATTAAGGCAAAGAGCTCTAGAGCAATATCTATCTGTGAGTTCCAAGCATGCCACGTAGAACGTGACGAGATCGTAAAAGAAGTGCTTTCATTGTACTAAAAAAGATAGGGGCGAAAGCCCCTATCTTTATTACGCATTTTCCTCGCTCCGCCACCTTATGTGATTGGATACAACCATATACTTCTTAAAAGATTCTACTGATATTTCTTTTCTAGTCTTTACGTCCCACGCTTTGTCTTCGTACTTCTTTTCTAAGTAAAATTCAAAGTTCTGTGTTTGTGTTTGGTTAGTGTTGCCACAACCTGCTGCAAAGTTAGTGCCTGTTGCAACTTTATCCTTTACTCGCCAAATCAGCGTTCTAAGACTATTGTATCCGTCCTTATACCGAACGTCAGGCAAATCAGTAACAAGCTCTCGCGAACCGATAAAGATGCGAGGAATGTCATATTCCTCGCATGCTGCGAAAAGTTTTTCAGCATTCACTGCTAACTGAAATTCGGCTATGTGGTGTTCTTCGATTGCTGCTTCGTATTCCGGCAGTAAGACGAATCGTCGCAGTTCATCTGCGTATTGCATTTTCCATTGAAGTTCTTTTATTCGCGCTGATGCGTCATGAAATGCATTACTAAATTTTAAACTCACGGTAATTCACCTTTGCCATCTTCAAAAAAAGCGCGAGCACGTTCGGAGTAATAACCCACATGTCCACATTGTGTACAACAATAAGTATGCAATCCTGTGTCTACAAATGTACTTGTAGTAACCCATACATCTTTGTAAATCATTTCACCGGTGTACATACATTCACCCCAGCATTCGGTTTCCCGTTTTCGGATCTCGTGTGTACAATTCATGTTAATAATAGCACTCTGTCATGTGTTTGTCAACATGTTTACGCTGGCATTTCGTTAAATGCAGAACATTCTGCATGGTCGCGTGGATCATATTCTTCCCAATCACCGGCTAGCTTATCTTCGTCAGGGACTCTTTCGTCTAGTGAGACTGTGTGATTTTTCCAGTACTTCACGGCTGGATTACTTTTTCGCCTAATTGCAGATCTTGTGTGACATATTTGTTTTGCAGATTCGTAATCCACGTTAGTCCCCTGTGGTGTTCTTTTCGTATATACGGTTGTACTGATTGTTCACGCGAATGAATGTAGTACACTTAGGCAAATCTTTAAGTGTTGCAGCGCCGACGTAAGTACACGTTGATCGCAACCCGCCTAGTATTTCCTGCACAGTGTTTGCAATAGGTCCTTTCATATCCACTGCAACAGTTCTGCCTTCGCTAGCACGATAATCTTTCAAGCCGGTGCCATGCTTGTCTTGTGCAGACTTGGATGACATACCGTAAAATTGTGTACCTGTCTCGACATGCCCGGCGAACATAGATCCCAGCATAACAAAGTCTGCGCCTGCACCAAATGCTTTTGCAACATCACCTGGACAAGTGCAACCACCGTCAGCAATAATATGACCACCGAGCCCGTGTGCAGCATCAGCGCATTCTATGACTGCACTCAGTTGCGGATAGCCCACGCCTGTTTTAATGCGAGTCGTGCATACACCGCCGCTGCCGATACCTACCTTAACAATGTCAGCTCCGGCAAGAATTAGCTCTTGTGTCATGTCAGCAGTGACTACATTACCTGCGATAATGGTCATATACGGATACGAATTTCTCAGATGTTTAATTGTTTCTGCAAATCGTGCGGTGTAGCCATTAGCAACGTCAACACACATAAATTTTATTTCAACGTTAGCGCATATGATGTCCTCTAGACGTTGCAAATCATCTTCACCGATACCGCACGATACAGCAACGTTGCCGAAATTATCAAGTGGAACATTGTCCCAATCAGCAGGAGTATAGTGTTTATGTATGCAAGTAAATAAACCGTGATCATTTAGTGCATTGGCTACACTAAACTTGCCAATGGTATCCATATTTGCTGCCATAATCGGAATACCGGTGTATGTCTTGCCAGAGTTACGAAATGTAAAAGTACGCTCTAAAGACACTTCCTTTCTGGAAGTTAATGTGCTTCGCTTTGGTCGAAATAGTACATCCGAATAATCTAGCTTAATTTCATCCTCAATTCTCACTGAAAACTCTCCATTGTATCGTAACCGTATTCAAACATGACCCAGCTATAAATATCTCGCCATGGATTCTTCATAGAAGTGCGACAAAACAAATCTGTTTTGTAATGTGCATTATACGGCGCAGATACAAGAATAGTTTTTAGCCCTACTTCGTATCCTGCTTCCGCGTTAGAGAAGTGATCTTCTAACCAAAAGAATCCACTGTCAGCCCAACGCTCGAGCACATGCCCTTTGGCGGAGCCGATTTGCAAGCAGATAATTTCATCAAACACATCACCGAAGATGCTGTGCAGATTTTCTGTGCGATATTTCAAAGCACACGGTGCATCGCTGAGGCTAGTAATTGCAACAAAACGAAAACCTTCTTTTACGAGTTTACTAACATACTCTACTGCGCCCGGCAGTGGTTCTAGTGTAGCAATATGTTCGGAATCGTTAAATTCCTCTACAAGGCTACGCATTACTTCGTGAGTTGCGTCAAATCGCAATCCCAGATTGTAATGGTGGTCGGTTGCTGCGAGACGCTTTAATCCTTTGGAGATTGCGAACTCTTCGAATGCCGTGTTCCAGTTACAAAGTACTCCGTCCACATCGGTTAAAATGATTTTTTCTTTACTTTTCATTACAAGTCTTCCGGGAGAGAGTATTGTTTTTCAGCACGAGCTTGCCAGCCTTTGTAAGCCATGTTGATGAATCCGTTTACATAAAAATCGCCGCCAGCTTTCGCAGGTGCCGATTCGTATTGCATATCTTCGGTTAGGTAAGGATAGTGAGAATATTCTTCTTTAAACCATGCTTCGAACGCTAACCTTTCTTCTTCGTTTGAAAATTCAACTACCGGGGTAAGTAGCTCAATTAAGTCCCTCGGATAAATTAATATCGGACATACTAACGATTCGATATAATTTTCACCATCCGGTTGCCAGTGCCACACGTTGTCTTTCTCAGTTAACATTGCTGTGCCTGTATAACATTAGTTTATACCGTTATTATAACAAAGTAAGGCAGTATTGTCAACTGTTATTTAAAATCTCTATACGGGAAATAGCATTGCAGTGTATCTGTTGCGTCCGGATACATTTCTAACACCCTACGTAACACTTCTGCATAATCAACACCTTCGTGCCTACATTTTTCTATAGTCTCGTGTGTTATGTCAAGCACAATACTTGCCATAAACAATTCACGCATAGGAAGAGAATATCTTTCCCCGACAATGACAGCTTCTCGTGCTTGCACTATCTTATAGCTATCTGTATAGACCATTAGCAATATAGTATACTGTGGGCCTTGGAGTTTTTTAATAATCTTGTCGGCTTCGGTGCAGGGTTGCATTATGCTTACCTTTTTACGTTGGAGGTACACTTGTAAACGCACTTTCCGTTTACACAGTTAGGGCAGGTTGGCATCGGAAGCTGGCACTTACCGTCGCCGCATACTTCACACACTTCGGAATACGCTAAGCCTTGTATTCTAAGAATCTTAGTACACCGGGCATATTTGCTAACTGGGTTAGGTTCGTCACCGCACGGGTGCGGTCGTTCGGGCACGAATGTAGAAACAGACATTTATTATACTCCGGTAATAGCAGCGGATATATCTTCTGTAGTAGCAACAACAGACGTCGGTTTATATTCATTTGCAAGCTCGCCCATTTGCTGTGGATAATGCCTGTGTAGGTACCAAATGTAATCCTGATATGTTCCGCTGTTTCTATCCTTAACAATCTTTTCTTTGATAAAGTCGATAATTAACGTAGCTGATGTATGATGACGAGTTTTAAGTTGATCGACAAATTCACACTTCTCTTGTGTCCGTGCTTTGCGATCCTCAGTAACCTTAGTGTGTGTCAACACAATGAATACATTTTTTGCTTTACCGCGTGGTACCGTAATTGCCATGTGTCTATTTTATCCTCTTGCTATAATTTCGAGTTCACAAAGTGTTGCACTCAGGTTGATTTCGGGGTCAGCGCACGATACGTGTTTTACCAGACCATTGCGGATTGTAACAATAGCTTCGTTTTCTTTGTCTTCGGTGTCTGCCCATAAGTCTAAATTTTGATACATAAATCTGAACATATCTTCGTATTCTTCTGCTCCTACTTGAGAGCAAATTAGTTTACGTGCCTCTTTATATTTCTTACTACGAAACAATGCAATCATTTCTAGTTTATAGTCTGCTTCTGCCGATTCACCTTCGCCCGGTCTATCTAAAGAACCTTGCTGAGAATTCATCTGGCATAAATTAATGCATTTACGCATATCAGGATACGCTGCTGCGACATACATGTCAAGTGTTTCTAAATCAAATTCTACGTTTTCCGAAATTAATACAGTAGCAACCCTTGCGGCAAATTCTCCGCGATCAAGTTTTTCAATTACAAAACCTTGACAACGTGAATGTATTGCCGGAATAATTTTATGTGCATAGTTTGCAGTGAGAATGAATCTGCAACTGTTGCTAAACTTTTCCATAACGCCACGCAGTGCTGCTTGTCCATTTGGCGAAATATAATCAGCTTCGTCTAATAACACATAACGAAACTCACCGAACCCCATAGTAGTTGCAAAATTAGTAATCCTATTTCGCACTTCGTCGACCCCGTTTTCGGTCGAACCGTTCATCTCTAACACATCGCCCCAGTCCACACCTAACTCGTGCAATAATACTTTTGCAAGTGTAGTCTTGCCGCTACCGGGGGAACCCGTGAATAATAAGTGGGGTATCGCGCCTGTTGCTATCCAACTCTGCACCTGTTTTTTTTGTCGCTCGTCACGGAATACATATTCCGAAACAGATTTAGGCCTATAGGCCTCTACCCATAACTTTTGCATTACATATCTCTTTTTAGTGATTCTGATTTAATAATACTTTCTGCTGCAAACGTTTCTCCCTCGGGTTCGTCTGATACTACGAGTACTCCGTCGGGATAATTTACTTTCCACAGAAAAAATGATTTGTTGTTCTCATCGAACATTTTGAATCCGCGGGTCCACTGGCCATGCTTAATAAGTAACCATTCCCCTTCTTTAACGTCAGTGACACCTTCCCCGATAGAATATACTTGCGCCCATCTCGACCGTATGCCCGACTGTGTACCGTTATCGTCGAGCAAAATAATCTTACCTACAATTCGCACACCGCCTTGCAAATTATGCACCAGGACCTGACCTGGCAATGCTTTAGCTTTTACCACTTACACTTATTCCTCATCTTCAAGAATAATGTCGCCGCTTTCGGTTTCTTTCTCGACTTTTGATTTCTTGGCGTTATCCACGGTATTGCTGCCCACAGGTCGACTTCTTTTATCTTCTTTACTCGCTTCGTCCTCGAATACTTTTTCATCTTGTTGGTCGCCCTTAATACTTACATTAGTTTTCGAAACCGTATCTTTAGACACATAATGCCTTTGTGCCCTTGCTTGAGCCTTTTCTATGATTTTACCGCCTGGACCTAACACGTCACCGTTTGCATTTGTACCCATGTTGCCGGCAGCCGAGGTTTTTTCATTCTTTCTACGTAATTCTTCCATATCAACAATTACACCGCGATATGATCTGTACTTAGCCATAATAATCTCCTTATTTTAAAAACTCTTTAATATCTAACGAATAGCGTATGCTATCTATCTTATGCACACCAATTAAAAACAGTATGTAAGATGCTACGCTAGAACCGCGCCCTACACCCCAAACTATGCGATTTTCGCGCAAATAACTCACTAAGTATATAAAGAAGCGCAATACGTTGTCTAAGTCACGTTCTTTAAATAATTTGTACTCTTCTTGCACTCTTTGCACTTCGATAGGCGTAGTGCATAACGACAATACATAAGGCAATACATCTAGTGTCTTATAATTATCGGGCATAAACCAAGTGTCTATCTTATTTTGATGATACTCGTCTACTGTACCAACAGCATCGTATTTATTATCTAGAAGTTCACAATCGGAGCGTAAAAGAGAATATGCATGTTCGTTAAAAAGGGTGCATTCTTCCGTATCGCTTACTCTGACGTCTTTTATCTCGCCTCCGCAGAGAATTAAATCAATTGCTTCGTCGACAGATAAAACAACATCAAAGTATTCGTTTATGCGATCCTTAATATTCATTATTCTACAATCTTGGGTTTCCATCTATCGATGTGTATAATCTCTGCTGGTTTAGTATCAGCAGAAATAATTTCAGTAATAGTGCCAAAACCGGATAACAGTGCATTTTCAAATTCTTGCAAAGGATCGGACACACGTTCGTATATTTCTTCTGGCAAAATATCCGAATTGGGCGGTGACAAAAATTCAAAAGAAAATCCATCGTACCTTTCCCACCACGGTGTTTCATGAAGCGACGGTAAATTAGTGTAGTTGCTTACCTTAGCAGGCAAATCGTACCCAGTGTCAGCGAGACAGAAAGTATATGTTGCCGGACTATCGCTACTTGACAGCACTGCTTCTTTGATGAAAATATTGTCTGACACAATAGTAGACATCTTAGAATGAAGCATTCTGATAATTAAATCATCGGTTGGTTCGTCCGGACAGTGCATCATTATATTGTCAACTTTGCTGACAATGTCCATGCCTACCTCGTTAGCCGTGTTCACTGCAATAATATCGGGTAAACATGATTCTAGCCAAAAATGCAATTTCTGATAGGCCATGCCGCTAGCTGTTTGCATTTCTTTCATCGACCTAGAAGTGCCGTAATCAACTGCAACTAAATTTACTTTTAGTTCCCACTCAACTGGAATTATATACTTTTCCATTATGCGAGTACCGGAGAATTCAAAGTTTAATGTCATAAAACTTTTAATGTCGTTTTTATTTACTTTCTTCATTATTTGATTCTTCCGTTAGTCCTATGTTAATGGGATCCATGTATTTAGGGTTTGTTTTTTTAATATCATCTTCGAGCATCTTATCGAAACGCTTTATCTTTTCTTGTTCTAATGCGTAAATTGTTTGTTGTATAGTTTCTACTGTTGGACTATGGCCTAAATGAGATTGCATAGCAAGATAAGAATGACACTTACTTAGTTTTTCATAAATTTGGTCGTCTGTTAATGTAGATGTATCAAGAAAAGGATGCATTTATTTTTTAGCCGATTGATATGCTTTCATGATACCCATCCAGTCTATGCTAGAAGGAGATAATTCGTCCGTCATCGAACTCGAAAATGATCTACCGGAGTACGGATCAGCAGCGGTTCCACGCATCGAAGTATAATACTGATCGTAATAACTTTTCCCACGACGAGTATCGGTGTTCCTAATCATAACTTCTCTACGCAAATGCTCGACTTCTTTCTCAAGTTTTGCAAATTCTGAAAATATAATATTTTCTAAGAATCCTGGTGTATCATTTGTGCCTGTCAACGCCGCAACAATAAGCAGTTCACGGAAAGCACTTTTTGTTTCTGGATTATCGCTGCTAATGATTTTATCTAGCAATTTTACTAACTGTTTTAATTCTATGTTTTCCATAACTATACTCCTGTAATGTATTTAGCTTAATGAAATACTAAGCTATACATTTTATGACTTTACTCATCTTCGTCGTAATCGTCGTAATCGTCAAGTTCTTCTTCACTGATTGCGTAACGATTTCTGATTTCCTCTATTCGTGCAGCCAATGCTACATCGCCCTCGTAGGTTAACGTAACATAAAACATCGGTGCTAAACCGGCAACCACATGTTCGGGCGATTGCGCCGGTGCAAAAGATAACAAAAACTTTAAATCATCTCTTAGCTGTGTGCCATTGTTTTCTTTTGTCATAAAATCTCCGCGAAAAGTGCAGGTTTCCCTGCACTTTTCTTTTGTTATTGTTTGTCAGTAGTCGAACGATCGTAGTCTAACTGTTTCGCCATTTGCATAGTCATTAATTGCACCATGCTTTGCAATTCAGTATTGCTGCCCGTCGGCACAGAACCGTTGTCGCCGCTGCCGCTTACAAATACTGTGCTAGGTACGTTACGCTTTGCAAACGCTTCTGCCCAGACTTGTTGAATTTGTACTTCAGCTTGCAATTTTTGCTCTAGTGCGTTGTCACCTTTGATACGTGCTTCGCGTTCGTACTTATCCGCGTCTGCAAGTACTTTCTTCGATTCTGCAATTAAGCGGTCACGTTCAAGTTGAATAGACGCAGCATCTTTCTGTACAGAAGCCTGTTCTTTAAGTTTAGCAGCGCCAATCAAAGTAAGAGCTTTGTCAGTCTCAGCTTCGGTTGTGTGTTTAATCTGCGACTTTTTAACAGCAGCTTGCTCTTCAGCAATTTCGCGTTCGCCACGTACAATGGCAAGTTGCTTCTGTTCTTCCTCCTGAATACGTTGTTCACGTGCAATAGAACGGTCAGCGGATGCTTGCTGCTGTTGTTCCATTCGGCGCTTAAACGCATCGTTCGGCTCGAAGTCAGTAATCTTTGCGTCAACTACAGTGATACCAAAGTTCTTATAGTTGTGAGCCCGTGTTTTGTACGAACCATCTGCATTAGTAAGTTTCAGTACGTTAAAGCGTGTTTGCTGCTGATCGCCGTACTCGTCCTGCTCAGTACCTTTAGAAGCGTCTGCGCTACCCTTTCGGTGAATAGTAGTTGTTCCGATAAATTCTTGACGATCTACAAGAAAGATACCTTCGCGCATCTGATAGTCAAAATCCATCTGGAAATCGTTACGCTTACCGTTGAAGTAATCTTCTGCAGACATCAACGAGGAGCTTGCTGTAATAACTTGCTGCACAGTAGGCACAAGTTCAGTTCGCAGCAGGTTGTCTGGTGTACGATACTCCTCTGCCATTGCAAGGAAGGACGGAATGTCTTCTGGCAAGCGGAATCGTGTAGTCTGTTGAATCAATCCATCTACACGGTCAAGCATACGAATAGATTGTGGCGGAAGTGAAGATGAAGTCATTTCTTCACCGTTATTTGAATCTTTAGTATGCGCAACTGACATAGCCTTCTTCCACGGATATTCAGTACCGAATCCCTTGAACTTCCAGCCAGGCTCGTTATATCCGATTACTTCGCCGGTAATAGTTCGTACCTGATACAAGTAACCGGGGTCTGAATAAAACATTGCGCCTGTCCATGCACCGATTGCAATTAGTATTGCACTAATTACTGACACAAAGGGCGTGACACGCGACCGGGCCTCTTCCGGGACAAAACCTCGTGCTACTACAAAATACGCAAGGAGTGCAATAATACCAACAATCATTAGAAACATTAATTTTTACCTTTTAAGTTAGAGTTCGATGCCTTCTTTTAAGAAAGAAAGCGTTTTATTTCCTGCTACGATAAAATGATCGAGCAGAGTGACATCCATGCAATTTAGCAATCCAGCGATATCTTTAGTAACTTCGATGTCACTTTTGGATGCTCCGAGCTGCCCGCTTGGATGATTATGGAACAATACAACATTTGATGCATTGTTTTGCAGCACTTCCTTCACTACTACGCGAGGATGCACACTAACTGAGTCCACTGTACCGAAGAACAGTTCTTTAATGGCAATTACGTTGTATGCAGGATCCAACATAATAATGCCGAACACTTCTTCGGTACGCTCTGCATATTTCAGGGTCAGATAATTTTCTACATCTTCGACCTGTGACATACTTACAGCATTGCGTTGTAAACGAGCGCTAAGAATTTGCAGTGCTTTCTCTACTACTTGATCATCAGTCATGTGTGCATTCTGTTGTAGTTAATGACATACATATAATAGCACAACAAAATAACTTCGTCAACGTTTAGTTAAAGAATCCAATGCACCTTTTCCATGCTAGTTATGGTCGTGTCTATGATCTCAGCTATTACGTCCCAATCACCGCCGCCAAGCCCGGCACCGATAGATGGGAAATGGAGAATTGGTTTTATTTTGGGATAATATTTCGGTAGATCGTTGATCTTCTCAAAACACTGCAATATTGCTTCATAGTCGACCTGACGACCTATAAGAGCTTTGGGGTGACCGTTATAATAACGCTGTGTGATTGCGTTAATTACTACTCGGTCTTGATCTACTATTACGGGTACAGCCGATCCCATGCTCAGGTCGTTTCGGTAGGTCACATACACTTTCGGCCAGCGTTGTTTAATAGCTAGTGCTATGCCACTACCCATTACTCCTTGGGCGTTGCAACCGTGTACTATAAAACCACGATTATCGTCTGATAGTACAAGGTCGCCTTTTCTTTGAACAAACATTTGTTAATCTCTTTGTTTATCTTCTTCTAACGCCTTGTTGTGCAAATTCTCCCATTGGGGCAAATGGCAACAAGGCACCGTATCCCTCGTCGGGGTCGTGCCATCCTGGGTGAGTAGCCATCCACAATAAATGCTGTCGCATATCTTCTGTATTAAAAATAGGTGTGTCGCTATCTTCGACATCCATATGTTTAGCCATAATTAATGCACATAGTCCTGCAACAAACGGAGACGCCATTGATGTGCCACTTAACGAAGCATAACTATTATCTAGATAAGTAGACCATATATCCTGCCCCGGCGCCATAAAATCTACTTCGCCTCCTCTAGAACTGTACCCGGATATTCTTCCGTTCCAATCGTGTGATGCAACTGTAATTACACCACCATACTTTCCGGGATATCCGATAGAATTAGCAAATAATGCGCCGTCGTTTCCTGCTGCACAGCAAATAATAACACCTTTCATTAAGGCGTAATGCACTGCTTCGAACAATCTGTTTGTTGTGTCGGGTCCGCCTAATGACATATTAATAATGTGGGCGCCGTTGTCTGTTGCCCATATTATTCCGTCTGAGATCCAATCGTAAGATCCGCTACCGTCATTTGCCAACACTTTGCCAATCATTAAATCGCACTCGGGGGCCATGCCTACGAATCCGACGTTATCCTTTCTTGCCCCTATAATGCCAGCTACATGTGTGCCGTGACCGTTTTGATCCTGTACACCGTCGCCGGTGAAATCTTTTGTTAGTACTATACCGGATTTTAAGTCTTTATGATTAAGATCCACGCCTGTGTCTAGTATTGCAACTTTTGCACCCTTGCCCATGGTCTGTGACCAAACATCGGGTATTCCTAGCAAATTTTCTGCCCAGTTTGTTTCTTCTATATTCTCGTTGGGCAAATCAGCTTCTGATATAATTTTTCCTACTCTAAAGCGTGGTAATCCGGGTTTAGCGTTCATAGTATTTTCCTCCTAACTATGTAACGCTATTTAGTATCTTCTTGGTAAATTATAGCAAATTTGGTACTACTAGGCCACATTGCCTTAATAGAGACAACGTCTAGCCCTAAAAACAGTGCAACTGCCAAAATATCCTCTTCGTCTACAAACGCAAAGTAACGACGATAATACGTCATATATGTTTTGTGATCAAAAATCGGAGACTGAATATTAGTCGAATATCCCCATATCCCTGAACAATTTTCGCCACACCATTTTTTTAATTTGCAATAAGCAGCAAAGTTAGCAGATTCTCCAAGTTCTCCACGTACACTTACTACGCGAAATCCGCATCCGCTAGGAAGATACTGGTCCATCAGGAGTTGCTTCATTACGCACCGTTGTAATTTTCTACAAATTCGTCGGCGTCTCTAGGATCGGAGAAACGGAAGCATGCATACTCACCGTCTGACAAGTCAGCAAAGTGACTGCGAGACTTATCAGCAAGCGATACTAAATCCTTTGTATCTAGATCGAGCGAATCTACTGCGACAGTTGTCCAGTCTCTAGTAAAGTTTTCTACTTTAACAAAATCACCCAAAATACGATTGCCCACTTGTCTCATATCATTTCCCTTTTTTGTTGGTAAAAACGTCAGCCCATTGTTCAACAATGTCGACCCAGACTTCTTCGACTGTCTTCTCACTCTTTACTTTCTGCTTTATCATCTTAATCGAAACTACGTGTTCACGCCCCGATAGTAACGTAACCTTAACCCAAAGATCATCAGACAACGCATTAACGACTGCAACTTCGTCGTCCACGTGGTCGATGCACTGCATTGTCTCGATTAAAGAAATCGGTATATACACTAAGTCAGTCGACAGCAGTAAACTAACGCGAACTGTAGTAGAGCTAAAGGTTGCGCTCATAACAATGACAAATATAATGCATCGTCTTTCTGAAAAGACATGTTACGTATAATCACTGCTCGGTTAACTATAGTATGGCGTTTAAGTAAGCGTAGAACTCTCCCGTCAATAGTCCAGTTATCTTTACCATGACCTACGTTAGTGTTCAACCATTTTACAACTTTATAAAAATGATCTCTATCCCGAAAGGAAATATTAATTTTTATTAAGTTGTCTATTTTTTCTGTATCGCTCATAGTGGTTCCTAAGAATAAATGTTTTACTATATTAACACAATCATGCAAAATGTCAACTCCGAAGTAAAGATAAGGCAGTATTAAGTTGCTTGCTCGACTTGGAATCTCCCATCAACACTTCGGTTAAAATTTCTTGATCAAGCCATTCGGTAACTTCGGGACTGTACTTAATTACCACACCATTCTTAGGCCACAATAACAAAAGTGCCCATTCTTTAGCAGTAAGCACCGATGATTGCATTGCACTGATTGTTAACAGGGGAAAAATTTCAATATTAGCTGTTAGCAGCCGCCGTAACTTAGTTTTGTCTCTTAACGTAGATAAGTTATTCGAAAGATCATTTAACCGCGACTTATCATAATTAACAAGCGTCTGCCATCCTGAATAAGAAATCCTAGACAACGGTATTTTAAGGGTTTTTACTAGTTTAGGATCGTTAGAAACTATATTATCAATTGCATAACTCGGCAGTTTTTCTAAATCAATATACTTAGCTGCAACATCTTTCGTAGATAACCAGCGGACTCTTTCGTATACCGAAATAGAATTTACGTTAAGGTGTGGCGCAAATAATTCAAAATTAAACGCCAGGAGGTTATCGATTTGATGTGTGGTTATATACTTAAAATCAAAAGAGTCCGGGGATCTCTTAAATTGCGCAAGTACCTTATCTGGATTAATCACATGCATTTGCCGTAAGATAGTTGCGGTAGCGGTAATTGTCGGCACTTTTGCTGTTGCTGATTTATACGTTCTTCGGTAACGGAATGACATACTAATTATCCTTTTCTATTCTTTCTATTTTTATGTGTGCAGCAGTCGGACCCCAGCTGGTGTATACGTTCTCGGCTCCAGTTGCAAGTATAACCTCATCGATAATATTGTCAACGGGGGTGTCAGTTACTGAACTGCTTTGATCGCAATGTGTAATCATAGCATTTACAGTGTACGACAGGTCTTCTAGCTTCGACAGGTCTTCTTCGATCGCATCAAACATTTTGTCGTAGTTTAACGGAGCGAATCTTAACTCACCTTGCCAGTCATTTTTTACATTAGTATCGTCTACTATGTTAACTGGTGTAACAATCTCATTGGGTAAAGGTCCTGCGCCGTGTCGGCTTAGGTACGCCCGCGTAATGTAAAATATATCGATATCGGCTTTCATGTTACTGATTAATTGTACAACATTTGTTAACCCCGTGCTAGAACGAGTAACATATGGAAAATCCATACTATCTTGATCTAAAAATAATCCCTGAGCACCCTCGAACACAAGGTGTTCGAACAACTCAAACGCATCGGTATCTTTACAAGGTTTTACGTTATTATAAAATTCCTTTGCATCTCTAAGAAAACGTTCATCTACTCTTTCTAGTAGAATCGGGTTATTTTCGATTCCTAATTCCACTAAGCGCATTGGAAAATATTCTGTTTTAATGTTTTCTAACTTTTCTGCTAATGTATCTGCATCTTTTAAATCGCTCACCCGAAGTGGGAAGCCGCGTTCGGCTCGCTCGATAGTTTCGCCGAACCCGACTCCACAGCTACCGTGGCGTTCACCGGCTCGCGCTTTTTCAATCGTTTGATTTATATACACATCGTACGGTGTAGTTACGAGACATTCCTTGTCCACGTACACGTTAGGCAAAGTGCCACATTTCTTATAGAGATCCATTGCTTCGTGCCAGAACAGTATCGGATTTACCACGAAGAATCTCGACAAGATAGTAGGGGCACCATTAAAAGTGCCCGATCCGAAGTGGTGAAATACATGACGAATTCCATCTTTACGTTGAACTGTGTGCCCTGCTTGAGCACCACTATTAAATCGTACAACGGCTGTCTCCTTCCGGTCTTGGGTTAGCCAGTCGGTAGTAAGCCCTTTGCCTTCGTCGCCGTATCCTGCGCCGATTACAATTTCAATAGATTTATTCGTCACGTTATTTTACCTTATTGCTGAGATTTGCCAAACAATGCTGTTTCTACTACTTTGCGGCATTGTTCGTTTTGGTACTGCTCGATTACTTCTTTCGGGTCGGCACCCTCATTAACTTCAATGACCGCAGTAATCACTTCAGAGATAAATTTGTAATCAGATAATGTAATTGCCCTCTTGCCAAGTAACGCTTGCCATCTGCCGTGTACTTCGGCGCCATGGCGCAATGCATAAGACCCTTGCTCGACAATAACATGAAACACGTGATACTTTTCTTGTGCTTCTGCTAAGTAGTCGTTAATATTGTAATCTTGTTGCTCAGTGATACCGATACGCTCGGTCAGTTTCTTAGCAGTCGCGGTAGTAGGCGGTAATTCATCGCCGATAGTGAACAAATAGCCTTTCTTACCGCGCTTTTCGAAGCAGTCAATAGAAGTTTTGCGAGCAGCAAAGATCCACGGCAGATCGTATGATTCGTAGTTGTTACCGCCACCGCCTCCTTCTAGATACAGTTCTGCAAGCTGATCAGAAATTCTGATATCTGCTTCAAATTGTGTTACCTGCAACGGCGCACTGTCACATGAAATATCGCCCACGGCCATCATCATAAAATGTGGGTCAGTTACAGAACCACGGTCCAGCACAGTCTCAACTAATGTGCCCAAGCCTTTCTTAGCAATGTGTTCTGCAATCATCCCCATCGAACCAGTTACATCGAGTCCAACGATAATTGCAGTTGATTCCGGATTAACATCAGAGTCACGAGATTCTCGTAACGTGATATTTTTCGGATCGTATTTGTTTACAATAGTGCGTTGCGTGAATACTTGTTCACGTGTCTGTGTAGCACGAACGCTTGCAGTTGCAGCGTACATTGTCGGTTCCCAACGAGCCGAGCCCATAGTTTATTTCCTTTTAAGTTAGTGTATTAATTATCGAAGAAGCTGTTCTTGCCGCCAAAGGGTGCTCCGCCTTTGCTGCCCATCATCTTCATCATCATCATCATTTGCATCATGTTGCCCATGCCGGCAGTTCCTGATGCATCGGCTCCGGTGCCGCTTGCTCCGAGCTGGCTGAACAACATCATCGGCATAAGTTGATCAAGCATGCTGTCGCTGTCGCCGCCACCCATCATCATCATTGGGAGCAACATATTTTGCATAGTGCCTAAGCCGCCTTCGCCGCCGGGCAGCATGTTTACGAGACTACGGAGAACCATTACGCCGCTATCGAAGCCGAGCATAGATACTTTTGGAGGAGTCCAAGTAGTAATAGTACCACCGGGGGTCATTAGACCGAAACGCTTCATTGCGGGTTTTTCAGCAGTGGCAGCACGCTCGTTGACGGAAATGATCCAGCCCTTAGGCTTGCTATCACCGTAAATCAAGTCGCCCACTTTAACCGAATCAACAGGCGTGGACTGTGCGAAAGCAGGAACTGCCATGCCAAACTGATCAAACATGTTGACCGTAATTTGTGCATCCTCGCCAGTGCCTTCGATTGTAGTAATGCCGTCTTCGGTTTTAACACCGATACGACCAGAGAACAGATCCCAGACTACACCGTCGACCTTACGGAAGAAACGGTTCATCAGGCGATCATTTACATTCATGTTTTTCATATTACACCTTCCAGTAAAATTGTTTACGAGCATCTTCATCGCTGAAGGATGCATCGATATTGTCGTTCCAGATTTTAGTTGCAACATCTTTACCAATTACATTTGCATAATTGGATATAACGTCACGTTCTTGTTGCCCTTTGCGCCAGATACTATGATCATCACTGTATTGAAAGGTAATGTCATGGTGCCTAACTAATTGTGTAAAGTACGCTTGTTGAGCTTCGGGATCATTGTCGTCCCACTCTTGCAACACTTCGCCTACTACACGGTAATACTGAGAACAGCGACCTTTGCAGTGCTTTTCCATTTCGACTACACTAGCGAAGATTAGGTCGTGTTCGTAACCCAGCTTTTCCTCAGGACCGTAATTACTGTAGGATTTAATGTGTGCTTTAATCATTGCGATGCCTCTTTGTTAATGTGCTGCTATTATAACGCACAATTTAACAGCCGTCAACTTATTTTATAAGTCGCCTTCTTTTCTATTTTCCGAATGAAATGGATCAAATTTGCCGCCTGGATAACGTCCTTCTAATTTGCTGACGTTTTCTTTAATAACTTCCATTGGATCGAGTCCAAGTGCAGTACACGCCATCATCCAGTAAAAAATTGCATCGCCTAGCTCACGTTTCATATGGTAGATGTTATCTTCGTTGTACGGTTTACCTTGAAAGAAAATCTTCTTTACAATTTCACTGTATTCGCCCGATTCACAACACATACCGATTGCCGATGTCATGAGCAGAGACGGATTGCCACCTGCCTTTTGAATCGTAATCATGCTGTTGATCATTTCGGCAGTAAACTTGCTTTGGTCCGAAGTAAGCCCCATCACAAATTGCCGATAATTATTTAAAACTTCTTTAGCTTCTTTTTCCAATGTGTTGCTCCTTTAGTCAAATTTAGGTATAAGTTCTGGAATTTGAAAAGTTAAACGCCATAACACGCGATCTTCTTCTGTATTAAATTCAGGACGGTGATGGGAGATACTATAATTGTTGTTTATCACAAGATCGCCGACTTGCCATTGATGTGTTATTACATTCTCCGGCCTTGTTGCTATTTCCAGTAGTTTCTTTTTAATTGTAAAAAATTCGCTAGGTGTAAATCCTTCTAGCCCTAGGAAAAACAAGATACTTGCAGATAACGCTTTTCTTCCTGTGTTAGGGTTTGTTATTACTAGCGGACGCATATGAGTTTCCCATGCAGTCTCGTACGGCGCAATGTACTTGGCCTGTTTATTTTCTATTGCATCTCTTAGGTCTAAAGGACAATTGTCATACAGCCACTCTTGATCACACCATAACGTAGGTGTCGGTATACTAGGCAAAATTTCTGCATACAAGATTCTAGTAGGGCATGTTCCACCTTCTCTATACCACGGCCTGTGCGCCACATCGTTATGCCATGACACTTCTTTAGTACCTAGCACGCCGTCACGCCCGTTTCGCACCATAGTAATTTTTTTGTTATCAGGGTGGTGCAGTTTTCTTTCGAAATTTCCTACCATTCCGTCGTCATCTGCACTCCAAGACTCAGCATTGGCTAGCAGTTCTGCAAACGCAACTACCTCTGCAGGTGTACCTGTATGCCCACGAAAGACTACTAACTTTTCTGTCGCAAGTAAATTTATAACAGTATCTCGATCGAATGTCTTAAAATCGTCGTAAGTTATGACACCAAAATGAGGATTCAATCTTGTAAATCTTTTGTCAATATCCGACATACTATTTCCCGCTGTTACACAATGTTTCAATTGACTTATAATGTTCGTATGCTTCTTTTACCGCAGGATATTTTTCCGAAATGATACGACGATCTCGTTCTTCTTTCTCATACATCGCTGCACATTCAACAAGCCTCGAAAATCCCGACGGAGAAACACAAGTAAGCTCAATCACAGTGTAAGGACGATGTGTAAGATATCCGCTAGAATATCCCGAAGTTTCTACATTAATACTATTAATACAACACCCGAATGCAGCAAGCAAACTATGCAATTCGGTAAGCGAATGTTCTTTCATTATATTAATTCAGCTGTTTAATTCTTTCTTGAGTTTTATTATGCAGCTTAACGTATTTTTGTTTCTCGTCACTCTCGGGCAATTCTTCTGATAGATGCTCGTATGTTTCGTCCAAAATTACAATATCTTCTAACTCTGACGAATCAATAATCTCTAGCACTTGTTCAAAATCCATTGTACTTGTCATAATATTACACCTCCTCGTTTGTATGCGTATAATAGCATAGTGCTGCACAGATGTCAATTACTATTTATTCGGGCGTAACACAATGTCGCAAGTAGTAAATCTTCTCGATTTTTAAATCTTAACGTTCGACCGCGACGAACTACGTTAAACGGCCCGAATCTTTCCCTAATTTCGTTTATTTTAGCAATAGATAAATCACATCCATCTAAACTTAATTCATTTTTCTTACCGAATGTATTCCACAACTTGTTAAACAGTTCTGTACGTTCTTCCAGAGACGGGGACAGGGTACCGAAGTATTCCATCATATCATCGTCGGTGTAAAAACGTATAGACGGTATTAATTTCATTCTTTTAACTCCGGCAAACCTACTGCACGGCGTGCGCAATTTATAGGATCTATTCGGCCGCGTATAATCGCAGCATTAAGTTCGTCGAGTGTCATTACAGAGGGCAGTGTTTCGTATGATTCAAAAACCACCGTAACACCTCCCCTTGCATGATACCTATAATAGGTACTACCGTAGCGACTACCGTAGTAGTTATCGTCCATTACCGCTTGCTAACAACTTCGTCTGCCAAGCCCATTTCAACTGCTTCGGCACCGCTAAAGAATGAATCAAATTTCATAATTTCGTACAATTCATCGTATGTTTTGCCGCGAGAGTTATGTTGCGAATACAGCTCAGTGAGACGGGTGTTAAGGCGCTCTGCTTCGACTTGATGCCGCCGCATATCTTCTAAGTCATCACTTGTGTGACGAACGTTGCCGCTAGTACCACGCAAACCGTGAGATACACGGTGTATCATGGTGCGCGATTCTGGAAGCACAAATCTGCTGCCTGGTTCCCCTGCTTGTGCAAGAAACGACCCCATACTTGCAGCTTGACCAACAACATAAGTATAGATTGGGCACTTAATGTATTGCATAACATCATAGATAGCCAGGCCCGCTGTGACAGAACCACCAGGACTGTTAATATACATGTTAACTGGCTTTTCCGGATTTTCTGCTTCTAAAAACAGCAAAGATGCAATCAATCGATCTGCCACATCATCGTGTACTTCACCGGTTAGAAACATTACACGTTCTTTCAACAAACGGGAAAAGATGTCGTACGAACGTTCTCCTTTGGAAGTTTGTTCAATTACGTACGGAATTAGATTTGACATTATTACTCCTTAGATTAATGGTTGAATTATATTGTACTATAGTTTTTACACGTTGTCAATAAAATGATAAATAATTTTATGAACATTAAAGATATACTTCTCGAATCGCCAACTGACCTTATTGCAAGGTATCATCGTACCCCTAAGGCCTGCGCTGCTGCTGATCGGTTAAATCAAGTAGCTGAAAAGTTTGCAGAGCAAAATAAAGAGCATTATATGTCTTATTTCGGCGAATTTTATAAAAACGGTTCTACTCCTGTTTTTACTACCGAAGACAATAACGTAACTGAGGCAACTCCGTTAAACAACAAACCCGAAGATCCGCAGCACGCCTCGAACGGTTACCGAGGTATAAGACGTGCAATGCAACTCTCCGGGTGGGAACGTAAAAAGTAATTAACGCAACTTAATAACGCTATCTTCGCCTGTTTCAAACTTCTGACGCACGTCGCCGAGTGTAACAATTTTGTACTTCTCGAGTTCTACTTTAGGAAATCCCGCAAGTCCCATCCAAAAACCAGACCACACATATTTCAACTGTGCCTCATAATTCATACGGACGTCGACAAGCATTTTTTGACTAGTAGCAAAATCGTTACGGCCGGACTCCATCACTTGTTGAATTTGGCGATACAGTTGGTTATCTAATGGCATGTTCTGTTCTTTGATAAACTGAAAAACTGCTTGACTACCTTTATCACCGTAACGCCCTTCAAATGTTGCTTGAATAACTTCTTTTAAGTCATTCTTCATCATGTCCGGCACCTGTGCAACTTCTTGCACTTTGGTAGTGTAGTTGTTAAGCACAACTTGATTTTCTTTCCATACCCCTTCTAACCGTGCTTCGTATTGTACTGCCGAATTATGATAACTCACATAAGTCATAATAAAAAAGACAGCAGCAAGACCAAGTGCAACAAGGACCATTAGACCGATAAAACCATTTTGATTTTTCATGTGTTTCCTTTAAGTTAGTTGATGTGTTTGTGTGCAGCATAGCTCCACACAATCGGAAATGCAAACCCAAACATACCGATGCACAAAACAATCCAAAACGGAAGTTCGATGCTATCTTCCAGGTATGCAAAATCCTCAATGTCTCTACGAACGTAGTGTTTGTCGAGTACAGTTGCTATTGTAGCAGATAATGCAGGAATGTCAACCGTTTTTAAGTCTAGAATGGCATCACGCATCTGCACGTTAATGATATCTTGTGCAGCCCACGAAAAAGAATCGACTTTTTCTATTATTCCCGTCTCGTCTGCTTTGATCATAACGTACACATCATTAATTTTCCCACCTAGATGCTTTGCTTTTGTTGTTTCGACAAAGGCTGTATCTTGATTATGGAAAATTACTACCAAATTTGCTTTCTTTTTAGGACCTAGCTGCTTAAGACTGTCGTTTAACAATTGATTAAGCAAAGACAGGTCGGTTGTGTACTTACTTCCGTGATTTATCACACGGTTAATACGGTAATAATCGTAAACTAAGGGATAACTCGGTACAGCCAGTGTGCTGTTGTACAATTCTTTGTTAAAGATAGATAAAGGGGATGCTTTTATGTAATTAAAATAAGAATCTTCCTTAGCAAACGGTTCTCCAACAACAACTGCTGTCCAACGCGGCGGTTCGTCTGACCCGCGGCGATCCACACGATCAATCGTAATGTCACCAACAGATGATTGTACATCCCAGTCGTAATCATTCGTATGCTCGTAGCAAGTCGAACACGATTCGCTGCACGACCTGTTTGTACCGGTACCGGTGCAGGTTGTATGGCAATTACACCGGTACGAGTGACTACACGGAACAATTTCCCGTGATTTCGAAAGGACTGCTCCGTTGAATATCTGTACGTCGGCACCTTGCATTTGCATGCCTCCAAAATACAGCAACCCAATGACTAGTCCTTGTATAAGGACACCTACTCCCACTTCTTGCAAAGTAACAGTATGCGGGAAGATCTTCAATGCAGCAATAAACACCACAATCGAGATACTTACAAACAAAAAAATAGCTAACCAAATGCTCATTGCACACCTATTAATGGATTATAGTAAGCTATTGTAACATATTAGCTAGCATTGTCAACCACTAAATGCCTAGTAGTTTACGTTCCTCCGGAGTGAGCTTTGCAAGTGCAGCATTCTTCACTCTCACCTTGCGATCTGCTTCTTCGAGCTCTTCGAGTGCCCAGCAGACTTCATTTTCGAAGTGCTCTAAGCGAGCGTAATCCTCATTCTCTTTCATCTCTAGCGAAAGGAAGACCCTGTATTCGCCGTCTCTGCTCGAGACGATAAGTTGCTCAGTAGCTACAGCTACAGTAATGTTCCAACCTAGACGGCGAACAGCAGTGTCCATTGCAGCGAACATCTTGCCACGGTATTCGCGCACGCGACGCTCGGCTGTAGCCATGATTTCTGCTGCGGTCTGTGGATATCGTTCTGCTTTGGGTTGACGTGCCATTTTGTTTCTCACTGTGTTTGTTTGTGCCTATTATAGCAACATCAGAGAATGATGTCAACTACATTATTTTTTCTAAAGCAACAGCTACGCTTGCAGCAAAATCTTTATCGTATTTCTCGTGATTTTCGTCGAGTGATTCCATATTTTCCAGCGCCCAACGCCAGTAACTCATCGGAATCTCAGTTAATTTCTGACCTTTGTGCTTGCCGAACTGCATAGTGTCAGTAAGCGTAGGTTCGTCTAACCAAGCATCAATTTGTTTAATATACGGTGCATCGTCGGTTAATAGTCCCCTTGCAATCATTTCGTCGATCATTATTTCTAAAAAATAACCGGTTACTAGAGCATCGCTATCGGCCCGGTGAGCATTAATTTCGTGGTACGCAGGATCTAATATGCCAAAACGATAACGTAGATACGGCAAGGTAAAGTTCTCTACAGTGGGATCGTTGCCCCATAGTTTTTTAGCCATGCGTAATGTGCATATCCACGTAGGCGACGTCACTGAATAACGAGCTAATACGCTTTTATCATAAAAAGCATTATGCGCAACGCAAACTACGTCTCCGCCAAACGCAAAGATAACAGAAGTAATATCTTTAACGCAATTTTCGAAATACGGCTTAGTCTTTACCATGGCATTAGTGATGTTAGTGATGGACGACACCATCGGGCAAATACTATCGTGCGGTTTATACATATCAACGAATGTAGTCCATTCGGCGCCTGTATTAATGGCGTACCCTAATTCAATTACTTCTGCTACTTTATAATCTTTACTAGTTGTTTCTGTATCTACTACAATGCAATTCTTTAAAAACTCTTCTTTTCTATTCATATATTATTACTTTTAATTTCCTGTTGAAAATTCGTCAATGATGTCTCCTTCGCTATCCAACGTATAAAACACTACATCGAATCCCCAAAGGCGTTTAATGTGTTTCATACATTCGTATGCAGTATCTTCATCGAGTAATTGATCGGCTTGCGTCTGGCAAGTGATTTCTAACTCTCGACTACTACCTAAGTTTGCATTTATTACTTGTATATTTGGGTCGGTATAGCCCACTTCGTATTGTGCAGCAAGTGTGCTTCTAATTCTCTTGTAACCTTCTTCGTTGTGTATACTTTTAACAACATAGAAATCGTCATCTTCGTTACCTATGTGAAACATTCTTAAATCGCGCATTAGTTTAGGCGACAAGAATTGTCTGATAAAACTTTCGTCTCTATAATTTTCGACAGCATCTTTAATTACCGCAATGTAGTCTTTACCTGCAATATTCGGGAACCATTCTATATCTTCTGGCGTAGGATTTTTGCACATACGCTCGATATCACGGAAGATTGCAAGTCCTAACGCATAAGGGTTAAAACGTGCAGAACGTTCGAAGCCTGGCTGATACACTACATTACTATGAACGTGCATAAACTCGAGCATAGCACCTTCGGTGATTTGCCCTGTTTCGAACAAACGATTCATTAAGTAGCAATGGACCCAACACGCAAATCCTTCGTTCATAACTTGCGTTTGGCGCTGGGGGTAAAAGTACTGCGCCATCATACGCACAATGCGTAGAATCTCGCGCTGCCAAGGCTCTAAGATAGGACTGTGCTTCTCAATAAATTTCAGCAAATTCTCTTCTGGCTCTGCCGGGAATGTTTTTGCTTGTTCTTTTTCGTCTTTCTTAGGTTTGTTCCACAAAATGTCTACTTGACTTTGTGTATATTCTTCTCTTTCCTTTTGACGCTCAAGCTCTTTCTCAATAGATAGCTTTCCTGGCTTCTTGTATTTGTCTACACCTTGCATACGCAGGGCATGAGCTGAGTCGAGAATCTTCTCAACTGCATCAGAACCATACTTTTCTTCGCAAGAAGCAATATAGTCCCTGGCAAAGCACAAATAGTCAATGATAGCATCGGCCTTAGTCCAGTTTTTAAACAAATAATTGTTCTTAAAGAAATGATTGTGCCCGAAGCAGTGCTGTATTACTAGACACTGCAATGTGGCCGTATTATCCTCCATTAAATACACAATATTTGGATCAGAATTCAACGTAAGCTCGTATGCTAGTCCTGATTTACCGCTACGATACGATTGTTCTTCGCGAACAAACGTTTTGCCATAACTCCAGTGCCTATAAGACACAGGCATACCTATAGAAGCGTATGCGTCGAGCATCTGTTCAGAAGAAATAACCTCGTAAGACGACGGGTATAGGTTTAATCCTAACTCGTCCATTGCAAGTTTATAGCCCGCATTATGAAACTTGTCGATCATATCAAATGACCAATCAGAGTTCTCAAATAACAACTTAGTTTTCTTCAAGACATTATTTCCTTCGAGAAAATCATTCTAAAAATTCTATACACATCCGGAACATCATTTACCTGACATATTTTTAACTCTTTATGCATCTTGCTAATTGCGTGCATCATCTCCCACATATCGCTATCTTTAGCACTGTTAGGGCTGCGCACTTCGATGTAAGCATACTGCTGGCACAAAGGAATTATCTTTTCGTGTAACAATTCTGTTACATGATCGTTGTCTGTAGAAAAATTGTCACCGTCTGACGTTTGTGCAACATAAATGTTCCAGTCGTCCGGGCTGTATCTTTCTTTTTGCACACGCAGCATTTCCATTAAACCCGAAGATACAATTGTTCCGCCTGTTTCTTTGTTATAAAAGAAATCTTCTTCGGAGCATTCGCGACCTTCGGTGTGGTGTCTAATGAATATAACATCAACAAGATCGTATTTGTATTGCAAGAACAAGTATAGCAGCAAATAGAAACGCTTTGCTAGTTCTTTCTCATGCACGCCCATCGATGCAGACACATCCATTATGCAAAACATTACTGCTTTGTGCTTCGGAGAAGGTCTCTTTTCAAAGTTTCTAAACTGTAAGTCGATAGGATCTAAGAACGGAACAGCATCGATACGCTTTTTAAGATGCTCTATTTCTGCTTCGATTGCAATGCGCCTTCCTTCTTGATCAGGCGTTAGTGCTGCCATTTCTTCTTGCAACAATTTTATCTTTTTGTTCTTGGGTGCCTTAAGCGAGTAACGTCTGCCTATGCTTCTTTTCATCGAACGGCAAATGTCTAATGTTGCAGGTGTGCCTGCATTAGAAAATCCTGCGCGAACTTTTGAAAATGCAATAGTCTGATCTATGCTTTTCTTTTTTAGCTCAGGCAGTTCTAAATCTTCGAACAGTATGTCGTTAAACTCGTCCTTGCTTATGTTAAACGAGAACTCGTCTTCGCCTTCGCCGTCATCACTTGCATTGCCTGCTTTGCCTTGACTTTGTTGCGGGCGCTCGATTAGATCGCCTTGTACATACTCTCTGTTGCCAGGTAACACAAACTCTCTGTTGCCTGTTGTATGATCGTAATGAAACCACGGTTCTTTAATACTGTCGCTAGGCACAGACACAGACTGATCGTTCTCGGTAGTGATTGACCGATTCGATAGACCTTCTCTTACGCTAGCCTTAAGATGTTCTTTGACACGCTTTATGAATCGTTGTCTATTATTTAAATTTTTGCCGGTCGGATTTAATCGTCTGTCTATAATAGTGTATGTCATGGTTCGCTCCTTATAAACAGCACGGTAGAACTACCGTGCTGTTGTCATTACGACTTAGCTATTCTCGTAAACCATTCAACCAAACGATGTGTTTGTTTTGCGCTGTATCCGCGTTCAATCATGCGGCGCACAAATTCGTCGTGCTTGATCTGATCTTTCTTATTAGTCTTTGTATTACTGAAGCTGATAACTGGTAGCAGTTCTTCTGTATTACTAAACATTTTCTTTTCGATCACTTCTCGCAGTTTTTCATAGCTAGTCCACATAGGGTTCTTACCTTGATTGTTAGCTTTTGCTCTTAGTACAAAATTAACAACTTCAGCACGGAAGTCTTTAGGGTTAGCAATGCCTGCAGGCTTTTCTATCTTTTCGAGCTCTGCATTAAGTACTTCTCTATCAAACATTTGACCAGTGTCAGGATCTTTGTAATCAACATCCTGTGTCCATGCATCGGCGTAATCTACATAACGGTCGAACAAGTTCTGTCCGTAGTCGCTGTAGCTTTCAAGATATGCTTTCTGAATTTCATGACCAATGAAGTCTTTGTATTCGTTTGACATATATTCTTTAATGAAGTCTAAGTATTTGGCTTCTTTCTCTTCGCCCATTTGGTCGTTTTTAATTGCCTTCTCGAGCACATTTATTAAGTGTACCGGATCAGCAGCAATTTCTTCCGAGTCATAGTTATAAGTCTGCGATAGTACTTTAAACGCAAATCTGGTAGACAAACCTGTCATACCTTCGTCGACGCCAGCCTCTTCTTTGTATTCGTGCAGTGTACGGCACTTAGGATCTTTGTCCTTTAAGTGTTCACCGTTATATACGCACATTTTAGAAACAAGGTTGGAGTTCTTATGTTCCTTTAGTCTTGTCAGCACAAAGAAGTCAGCTAGTAACTCTAATGTGCGCGGTGCTAAAGGAGCGCCTTGCAATGCAGAGTCTCTAATCATCTTTTTGTAAATCTTAACTTCTTCGTCTCGACGTAAGCAGTAGGGAACTTTGACAATATAGATACGATCGAGGAATGCTTCATTATTTTTATTGTTACGGAATGTAGTCCACTCAGATTCGTTAGAGTGAGCTAACACTACCCCGTTAAACGGAATTGCACCTAAGCCTTCTTCTGTACCATTATAGTTGCCTTCCTGCGTTGCAGTTAGCAATGGGTGCAATACTTTAATAGGTGCCTTAAACATTTCGACAAATTCTAGCATACCTTGATTAGAGTGGCACAGTCCACCGGAGTAAGAATAAGCATCAGTGTCGTGTTGGCTAAAATCTTCCAACATACGAATGTCTACTTTACCAACTAACGAGCTAATGTCCTGATTGTTATCGTCGCCTGGTTCTGTTTTAGAGATACCGACCTGATTTAACTTGCTAGGCCATAACTTAACTACGCTAAATTTACTAACGTCGTTCTTGAATTCTTTTAAACGCTTCAGGGCCCATGGACTAGGAATCAAGTTATAGAAATAACGTTCTGGAATACCGTATTCTTCTTGTAAAGCCTTTCTATTTTTGCTTGCAGCAAATAATCCCAGAGGCGACTCGAACACAGGACTGATTTCGTCGCCCGCTTTAAGTACATATATAGGGTGCTGCTCCGTTAACTCTTTTAATTTCTCTGCTAGGCTGGATTTAGCAGAGCCAACCGGGCCCAGGAGATAGAGAATCTGCTTCTTTTCTTCTAAACCTTGTGCAGCATGTCGGAAGAATCCTACAATACGGTCGATCGTGTCTTCCATTCCGTAAAATTCACTAAATGCTTTGTAGGAATTAATAGTTCTACGCTGAAAGATCCTTGCTAAACGAGGATCCTGTGTAGTATCAATTCTTTCTGGTTCACCGATAGCAGCAATCATTCTCTCTGCTGGCGTAGCGTATGTAATAGGTTCCGATTTGCACCGATCGAAATATTCTTCTAGTGTTAACTCTTCGTCGCGCTTGTCGTTGAGTTCTTGCGAAAAAAGATCAAATAACTTCATATACTTGCTCCTGTGTTTCTATATGTACGGTAATTATACTACATAAATGTTATTTTGTCAAGTAATATTTAACCGAGCAATCCGAGCAGCCCGTTAATAATATTTATGACTTTTATAACTTATCGTGGTTAGTAATATACATTCTGTCTGTTACTACTTTCACTGATTTAGGAAGACGTGATTCAGTAACAACTGTTATCCTACGATACCCCTCGCCCGGGTAACTAAAGATCCCAGGCAATCCTTCTTTATCGTATGCTTTTAAATCTAACACATGTAGGCTAGTACGGCGTCGAATTCGTAAGAATAAATTTTCAACAGATTTCGCATATTTCTCGATAGAAATTAAACAACCATCGACTGTTAATTCCCCGAAATGATACGACGATGTCACTTGCATTGGCCCTACATACATATAATCGACCATTCCACCCATTGCTGGCGTGCCTTTGAGAATTGTCAGTATGTGTTCATTAGGTATCCGATAATATAATTCGGGCATGCATCGTGAATTTACCGGCTTGCCATCTATGTGTCGGTAGTACCGGTCGAATATGTCGTGGGCAGTATGCACTGCATATACAATTTCTTTGTTTACGTCCGGCATAGACATTAATCCGCTGATACCGCCACCGGCAATAGAGTGAGCGTCAAGGCCTTTTGCGCTAATGTTTATTTTTTTCTTACCAGATTGAATAACAAGATCAACATAAGGTTCTTTACCTGCGTAATGGCTGTAATCTGCCTTTTTAATGCTGGTAACTTTTTTCAAACACTTACGAGACGTCCGTAAGGTAATGCTCTTGCCTTTGTTCTTCTTAATACCTTTAGTAATTTCGGTGATTAAACTTTGTTCTTGTCGCTCTGCTTGCTGCTTACCGGTTTCTATACCCCCGAACTCCTTATCTTTAAAAAGTTTTGTAAGTGAAACAGTGGTGTTAGTTATGGTGGGTAAAAATATACTGCCGTTGTTATTTATGAAGGGTGTATTTGCGAAATTGCGATTTTTAAGTGCAGATATTAAATGGTCGCAGGGACGGATTTTTACAGTTTCGCCGTCTTTATCTAAGAGGCGAAACTCCATCCCTGTTAACACTCTATTTAAAAAAACATCCCAGTTGCATCGCTTCGTCAAATCCCTGACGGAGAGTGTTGCCATGTACTACAATTGAAACCTCTTAATCAAATAATGCTTTTAATGCTTTCACTACATCGGCATCCGCGCCTTCTGTAATTACTTTTTTACTTTTCTCAGTTTTCTTACTTTCGTGTAAGGAAGAAATAAACATATCACTAGATACTTTCTTACTTTCTCCGACTACTTTGCTATATACACGCTGTATTACATCAGGGTTCATCATCATTAACTTTTCAGTATCGTAATGTCTATCGGATAAGGACATTCCCATATCTTGCATGTATGCTATCTTGCCTAGCATATCGGAAACATCCATTGATGCTCCGCTAACTCTTGCGGCGGGCACTTCTACTTCTGGTTCATCCATGCCATCGATTTCGTCGCCGGCATCGCTCGGAGTTTCATTGTCATCGCCCCACTCGGTCGCATTACTATCGTCGTAATAATCAGATATAGGAGCAGGCTTGTCGCTGGACAAATCAACACCGGCAGATCTAGCAGCGTCGCCTGTCATGTCGGCAGCTTCGCGATCTAAACCGGCATATTCGTCATCTTCTGGTTCGAATTCAATATCGTCATTGGCTTCGCGCATATGACGCTCTGGATCGAGGCGATCAGCGGACGGATCATAATCGTCGTGCCTGCCGTCGTCACCGTCGTCACCGTCTTCTTCGCTTTCTTCGTCATCGTAGTAGCCCGGCACATCGTCTTCCTCTTCGTGCCATTCCTTTACTATAGTTCCTTTCACTTTGCTGTGGATACGCTTGATCATATCAGCAGGCATGTCGATTAACTTATCGACATTGTACTCACGATTAGCCATTGACATACCTAAGTTCTGTAAGTAGTCAATTTCGCCAATTAAATCGGAAACATCTTCCGGCGCATCGTGTGCGCTAACATTACCTAATTCGTCGTTACTTTCGATATCATCTAATTCATCGGCTGCACCGAAACCGTTAACAGGTTCTTCTTCCCATTCGTCGTGCTCTTGCTCTCCCATTACTTTATCTGCGATCTTGCTACCGATTGCAGAACCAGCAGCAGCACTACCGGCTCTAACTGCCATGCCGACTAACGGACCGAATTCCTTTAATTTCATTTTACTCTCCTTTAAATTTTTTGATTCCTTTACATTGGTAGTTTTCGCCAGATAGTTGCCGGATAAATCATAATCATCGTCGTCGTAATCTACTTCACGGGGGTCTTCATCATCGTCGCTTACTTCTTCGACTGAATCGTATAGGTCGCGATTTCCTCTGTAGGCGCCCGGTGATTCGTTATCAAACTCATCCCAGCCGCGCTCCGGATAGTTGTTCTTATCTGGTTCCGAAGGAAAACAAACTTCGCAATCGTATTCACCACAAGCACATGCTTTCGGTGAAGATTCGTGCATTGCTGATTGATATTCGTCATACACTTCGTCGTAATATGCGTACACATCTGCATATCCATTTTTTCTTGCAGCTTTGTCTGCAATTTCGTACGGAAGTCCTTGTTTCTCTAACCAAGGAGCTAAGTAGTCGACTGGGTCTCCATCGGGTGCAATCTCAGCAACAACTTGTTCTACTTTACGCCATATTGCATCTAAATCTGCAACAGGTGCCGCTTCGTCAAGCGCTCGATAATCTTCATCGCTAAGATACATGTCGGTATCACGATCGTAATACTTTCCCGCCTTAGGATCATAATATACTACTTTTCCACTCTTAGTACTAAATGGTCCTTCTAATCCTTCGCCGGATAGGTCAGTATATCTTTCTTTGTCAATCGGAAGCCTAACAGAATAACCTTCATCGACCTCGTTAGCTTCTTCAATGGTTTTCATCCATTTTTCTAAATCTTCCATGTGAACATCCTTGTTGTTAACAGTTAAGTCAGACGTGTTTTGTTCTCTTGCACTAAGTGGGGACATACAGCCGTCGCTGCCGGTGGAAGAAAACTCTTCCCTACTCACATCGGCAGAGTCTCTAGAAATGAATTCCACAGGGATAGATTGATCCACGCTATCTATATTACAAATAGCAGATCTTCCGTCTAATGAATATGCAACAAACACACCGTGACCAGCACCGGGTCCGTATAGTTGATCGATAACTACTTTTTGCCCTGCCTGTAACTCTGGTTTATCTCGTAGTAAGTGATCTTCCGCTGATACATCTATATTTTGATGTTGTTTAATTTGACCAGCATAAACGCTAGCTTTTGCTTCGGTATTGTCGTCGAATTCGGACCGAGATTGTTGCGCTTCTCTCTCACCGGCCTTTGCGGCCATTTCCATACCTTGTTTAACAATATCTAACCATCTATACATATCTGACATAGTACAATCCTTTGTAAACTATAATAACTTATATTTATCTTTTTCTTACAATTATGTTAGTCAGGAACGAACTTGTCGTAACGTATTGTCACGAACCGGGGCAAAAACAGTGATTTTATGTTAGTATTCTTATCACTTATGATTTCATTGTATCTAATTGTACCGATAGTGCCCATCATTGCTTGCCTAGTCATCTGTTTACGATCATTATCCGAAAATCCTGTACCCACCCATACTACTAAGTCTCGAGCAAGATTGGAATACTCCAGCGCACCCATCATGCCTTCGTATTTACCGGTGCCTTCTTGCCAGTCTGTTACTTCTAGCTCCATTTCGTTCACTGCTTTGAACTTAATTAAGTGTTTACTGCGCTTATCTTCCCAAACACTTGCTAAATTCTTCAGCATAGTACCTTCTTCACCGCGTGCTATAGCTTCTGCAAAGTGATCGAGCACTTCTTTGAAGTTGTTTACTACTTTAGATTCGATTATGCTATAAAGTATATGAGGTGTCAGGTCTACGTGAGTAACAAGTTTAGAAAAGCGATCTTCGTACGGGGTAGTGTCTTCGTATTTTAAGAATTTATCGTAATCTATCATATCCCATAGGCGAACACGGACCTTAGCTGCTTCTTTGGCAGTAATAGTGCCTTTCACCGCTTTGTTTAGGATCCCGTTCCCGGTTTTGCGGTCCAGCGTCTTACCGTCTGACTCAACGACAATAAGCTCTCCGTCAAATACAACATCCCGCGAATAGCTCCTGCCAAGATTGCAAAAGCTATCATCCAGATGACCCAGAAGATCCACCAACTTACCAGAGCGGCCACGGACAGTGACATACCAATTGCCGCTTGCATTTTGTCTGACGATAACATTAACACGCATTCCGTCAGCTTTGATTTGACTGATTGCCGGATAGACAATAGCTTTGATTGTATCTTCATCGTATGCTTTTCCTAGTAGACAAGGGTAAGTCGGAATCAAGTCCTTGTACACTTTATTTACCGTTGATTCTGCTACCCCACAGCGCAAATCCTTGCCTATAATCCGCTCTGCCACAACAGCGTCGTACGGATGCATAGATTCTAACAGGTTTTTTAGGTGTGCAATGGCGGCGTGACCGGAGACAGTGCGGTCAGAGAAATTAGGAAGTTCTGCAAAGAATTGTTTAAGTGTTACGGTAGGGTGATCAGCAGAATCGTAATTGGGAATTTTCTTGATGTTGTACTGCATATAAGGATTTAATGCATGAACTAAGACACCTTTTAAATCCTCATTATCTTTGTGTGCTTCTAAAATACTAATTTTGTCGTTTCTGCTAGCAGTAAATGCTAGCCTATCTAATATCCCGTAAACACTAGTCATATTTACATTTTCCTTGCGATGTCAATGTACATTCGTATGTTTGCAATCCTTTATCATCTTTCCACTCCCAACCGGAAACCGAAAATACGTACCCGCCACATCGGTGGCAAATAATCTTCACTTCGTCGTCGTCGTACGGTCCTAACACAGTCCAGTTAAATTCTATTAAATCCGGATATAGTAATTTCAGAATTACTGCATCTTCGTCTGTCACTTCATAATAGGTGTGATTGTTACTCCAATTTTTCAACGGAGTGTGCTCTTTATATCTAAATAGTCCAGAAGCGTTTAACGACGGCTGTACTTTCGGATTGTCGTCGTACCCGCCTAAAGGAAAACCTAATAATTTCATTTCTTTTCTATATTGTCCCATACATCTAGGGCGTGGTCGACCATTGCGTCGACGTCTTCGTCGGTCATTGCAACAAAAACTCTATGATAATGATCATCACAGTAAGATTTACCTGCTAAGGTGGGCTTGCGACATACTTCGCCTTTCTTAGACCACTCACAAGTGACTGCTTTATATTCCCCGTAATACAATTTTGCATCATTCATTTTTGATCTAACTCACTTAGGGGTAAACATTCTATAATTGCATAATCGTATTTTTCGTTAATGCAAATTTCTAATACATCCGACAACTGAACATCGTCATCGGCAGTAGTGTGCCAATATACCCTAAGCGGAGAATCTACAAATCCTGTCAACCTTTTAATAGTGCTATCGATATAATTGTCGATATTTTTATAGTTATCGTCGAACTTGTCGATGGGCCCCAATAATTCATCTCTATAATTAATGACTCTAACCATCTTAATTACTTTGCCTGCATCATCTATTATGTTGTATTTTATACCTAATTCATTAATATCTGTTTTCATGATTATCCTCATATGTCATAGAATGAAATAGTAAATTCGTTTTCGGCCTCGGCCCATACAGACAACACTGGTCGAATCTCTAAGTTAACTGCCCAATCAGCAGGGCCTTCGTGCCATACTACTTGTGCATCTGCATAGCCGCCTTGCCGGTTAACCTCTTCTTTTGATAATACCTTGATATTATGCAGTCTATGTCCGTATTCTCGCATATTGTCTCTAAGTTGACATGCTAAAGTTTGCGCAGCATGATACGACGCAAGGGATTTACACTCATCCCAATGTGCTTTAGTCCTCATTAAGAAGCTCCTTTACTCGGTGAATAAATGTTCTAAGATCGTTTGTGCTTTTTCTACTTGATCGTTGTCGAGTGCTATTTTAGTGCGATGGGTGACATGTATTAATTTTGCGTAGTCTTGGGAGATGATATACAAAGCAGTACGCTCTAGTATAGTACGTTTTTCTTCAGCAGACATCGTTTCAGGAAATTCATTATAAAGAGAACTTTGTTTTATCAAATCACACACATCATCAATTATTGTTAAAAAATTAATGTCACCGCCGAGTGTAAGCCACGCTTGATATTCTTTCCCATACATAATCACATCCTATGATTACATTGTTTATCTGTGAGATAAACACGGTGTTTTTGTTTATTGCAAAATAAGACTCCCGTCTATAAAAATATTTATCTATTCTTCTTCACAAGTTGCACGAAGCGGAAATTGATTTAGTCTTGCCATGTTTACTGCCTCGAGCGCCTTTTCTTCGGCAATCTCCTTTGTGTAAACACCCGCGATACCCCTACCGTTGGTATGAATAAGAAATGTAATCTCATGCGCTTGCTCTTCGGTTTTATGGAAAATACGTCGCAATACTGCGATTACAAAATCAAAGGTAGTACGATCGTCGTTGTGCAAAATAACTTTATACAAATTAGGTGCGTTAACGCGGACATCTTCTTCTACTGCTGTTTCGCCACGAATCGACGGGTTAATAACTGCCACTTCTTTTCTCCTCTTAAAATGAAAAGCCCTTTGTCCGTGCATTGTACACTAACAAAGGGCTCAGTGTCAACATAAATTACTATTTATTTGATAGTAATCAATTTCGGTTTTTCTTCTTCGGGGGTATTCTGAATAAGAGATACAGTGAGAATGCCGTCCTCGAGTGTTGCATCAGCAACTTCTACATGATCTGCAAGAGTCCACGATAGCTTAAACGAACGAGTTGAAATGCCTTTATGATGGTACTTAGGTGTTTGAACTGCTACTGTCGGCTCATCTTTTTCAGTCGGTTCGACTGCTGCAACATCAGATGCCGACACTGTGTTACCAGCAATTGACTTTTGCTTCTTAACTGTGCGAATCAAAGTCGGTAGTGGTTCATCTAATGCAGTTTCGGTCGTTTTCTTACCTACGATAGTAAGTTTGTTCTGATGCCGTTCTATCATAATTTCGTCACGCTTGAATCCTGCAACAGCAATTTCAATTGCGATAGAATTATCAGCATGTGAAATAACATTATGCGGGGGATAATTAGTAGTTGCTACGCTGAAGCGATTTTCAATATCATGGAAGATCGGGTCGAAACCTAATGCCACACGGTTAAGACGTTCAAAAAGGAAAGATAGATCCGTTGGGTTGAAATTTGTCATATGAAACTCCTTATAATAAGCAAGTCTTTTGCTTGTAAAATAGCCTGCACCATGCAGCACTATTATGCGAAAATAAACGCTTGTTATTTTCGTATTTTATTTATCTTTTGTCAAATTACAATCAATAAAAATCCGGTATCAAATACCGGATTTTTAGTTGTTCTGTGTGTTATTAGATTAGTGTAAAGATACCAATTAAGATACCAATCGGTAACACGTCAGTTACTGCTCCACCGACAACCTTAGTTGGGTGGGCGTAATCAGCAGCCTCGGACGATCTGTCTAGGTATTTCTGAAATAAGCCGAGCTCACGATTAGCAGACTTATAAAGTGCTGCTTGACCTTCACTCCCGGCAAGTGTCTTTTGAGCTAAACCAACATATCTTTCATACTGCTCCATGTGAATTGCTGCTTGACGCAGATTCATGCACTGTGCAGAATCAGAACCCATCGAAATACCGGCGCTTTGACCTTGACCGGCAGCACCGTATTGGCAGCTCTGGACAAAGACGCTAGCAGACGATGCTACCGGAATATCCGGGGCTTGTACAGTACTTACGTTACCGCTTTGGTCGATGTAAGTCTGTGAACCAGATTGAGCCGCAGCGCCGGCTTGAGAAGCAGCACCTGAGTTTGCGGTCGACGTAGTATTGTCGAAAGCAGCAAAAACAGAACCACTCATTGCAACCATTGCGCCAATCATTAAAATTTTCTTAAGCATTTTTTATCCTCCTAAGGATAGTTATAAGTGTAGTGGGGCTGAAATCAACCCCACTACATATCGTACCGCGTATTAAGGCTGGAAACCTAGACCAATAGTACCGAAGCCAGCTTGTGCGCCGGAACCGGACACACCAGTAGCGCCAAAACCACTAGCTGCGCCAGCAAGGCCAAGAGCAGCAGAAGTGCTGTTACCGGTCGAACCAGTGCCGGAAGTTTGGCTTACACGAGTGCCAGTCGGGGTAATGCGGGCAGCAGCAGTACCACCGGAAACAGTGCCTGCATTAGCTGTAGTACCGGCAACACCAGCGAGAGCAGCACCCGAACCACCCTGAACAGAAGCACCGCTGATAGATTCGGAACCTACCTGAGCAAGACCACCGTAAAGGTTAAGGGAAGCTGCCTGAGCAGTACCAGCAATCATAAGAGCTGCAACAGCAGCAACCATATATTTCATCATTTTTTATTTCTCCTAGGGTTAATGTTTTTGGGATAATCCCGTTTAAATTACAACTACATTTGTAATTGTACCCGTGCATTATACACGAATTTTACATAGTTGTCAATAGCTTTTTTTACTATCTTCAACTCTTTCTAGCGATTTCAGCCAACGCTTTCTCGCCATTTTCTTTCTTACCTTTTTCTTTTCACTTTCGGATTCGAAGTGCATTCTGTCTCGCACTTCTTTCAAAATGCCCGACTCTTGTACTTTATTAGTGAAAAGGCGCAGTGCCTTATTAAAATCACGATCTACAACTACTGACAATCCTGTCACAGTTACTGGAAATCTATTATCGTGTCTACTCATCTTTGTTTACCTGTTTCTTCCTTTTCTTAAAGATATGTGTGGTGTTACCGTTACCGTCTACAACAACTTTTACCACACCTTGCTTAGATAAGTCAGGAAGGTTAAATTGTGTAGAATGTAATGTCTTTTCTAGCAGTGACCTAAGACCACGTGCTCCTGTTTTTCTATCTAAACTAATCCTCGCTATGGAAGACATATATTTATCATCTAATTCTAAGTCCACCCCATCTAAAGCGAACATATACTTAAATTGGGTTATCAAACTATTCTTAGGTTCACTCAGGATTTTAACAAGCATCTCTTCTGTAAGCTCACTTAAAACAGCTACAACTGGAAATCTACCTATAAATTCAGGAATAATACCAAATTCAATAATATCTTCCGGTGTTACTTCGGCTAATAATCCTTTGTCTTTATTCTTATCTTGTATTTCCGCATGTATTCCGATTGATGTAGTGGTACAACGTTTTTTTACTACATCTTCGAGCCCTATGAATGCCCCACTTGCAACAAACAGCACATTAGTAGTGTCGAATTCGATAGTTTCACCCATTAATGCGCGCTTTTGTATCTTAACTATAGTACCTTCGACTAATTTTAGCAATGCTTGCTGTACACCTTCTCCTGAAACATCTCTGCTTACACTATTAGATTTACTCTTTCTAGCAATTTTATCAATTTCATCGATGAACACGATTCCTCGTTGTGCTTTTTCGACATCGCCATTAGCTTTTTCCAGCAATTGCTCTACTAAAGACTCGACGTCTTCACCGACATAACCCGCTTCAGTCAGAGAAGTTGCATCGGCAATAACACAAGGTATATCGAACAGTTTAGCAATTGTTTTAACTATTAGTGTTTTTCCGGAACCGGATGGTCCGAGCAACAGTAGATTAGATTTTTCTAATTCGATATCAGACGTATTATTAATACGTTTGTAATGATTATAAACTGCAATACTAATAGCAGACTTAGCAGGATCTTGCCCTATGACGTATTTGTCTAAATGCGCCTTAATTTCTGACGGAGTGTAGATTTTATCTACATGATTTTCTATTTTTTCTTCGATAGGACGTACATCGTGTATTACCGAATGACTAAAATCAACACATTCATTACAAATGTATATAATTTTACCCTCGAACACAGGACCTGCCACCATTTGTCTTACTTCTTTTCTGTTCTTTTCACAGAAAGAACACACAACTTCTGCTGCCATGTTATCTACCTCCACGACTTAGCCACCCTCTCCTTGTTGTATCTATAGTTGTTGCATCGTCGGGCGGCGACGGTGCTGTGTCTTCTGTAGTATATTTATTTATACTACTTTCGTCAAGAACCGGTTCTTTTTCTGGTAAAGTAATTGGTTCTAATGTATTTTCTACAGGCAAAGCATCGTTTGCTCGTTTATGTGTCATTAACGACTGATTAGCAGCAATAAGCAGCAATATCGCAAGCGGATCTAGCACCACGACTAACAATATTATTACAAATCTTACTGCTGATTCTAAATCTGCCTTTTCATTTCCATAGAATAGTTCTGCAACATATCGTATAGGACCAACTTCAGCCTCGAGTTTCCTAACATCGACCATTAACTCGAACTTTTTATCTTCAAGTTGATCAATTTGTGTTAAAGATTCAGATATAATTGCCTGTAGTTGTGTTCTTTCTGCCTGTTGTTCTTTTCTTATTGCTAATGCGCCACCGGCTCCGGAAATCTTACTATATTCCATAAGTGTAGTTACTGCATTGTCTAATTGTAACACTATTCGATTAGCACTGTCGACTTCTTTTTGCAGTTTTTGTATTTGTTGATCAATTCTTTCTACTTTTGCTACGGTATCACCTGCTGGTGCCGTTTGATCTAAGTGGGCTTTCGATAAATATCCGAAGACGCCGATGCTAGTAATGCACATTAACACAATCACTGCGGTGGTTAAATAAGTCTTAAGAAGAATACCTGTACTCTTCCAATTCCTGTACAACCAACTCGCAGTGACTAACTTAGCTACTTCGAGCGTTGCGCCCATTATAAGAATAGATAAAATGGCAGTCGGAAATATAGCCATAAGTCCGACTATAGAAAACCATGCGGCTACTCCTGCAACCATTAGAGCAGTAATTAATGTTAGTATAATAAATAGCATCTATTATTTATCTACTGGTTTTCGCAAGGGTAAAGCAGAATCGGATAATAACCCTTTTAATTTTAGCGAAAGTGCTTCTTCTCCGCACAGTTCATAAATATCAACGTCTGCACCGATCATTAACGCTTGCACGCCGGTGGGCAAAACCACATCTAATGCCCGTTTACCTTCGTCTCGATAACTTTCATTTATGTGCCGTGTTTGCCGCGGCAGAACAAACACCAGGACGTTACCCTCTTTTACACTAATTTCATGCAAAACGCCCGTCTCGCCGCGTAGTGTGTCGAAAACTTTATATGCCATTATAGTTCATACCATGCTGAGTTTGCCGGAGTTTCCCGTACTTCTACCTTTCTGCAACGTATTCCACCGTTCGGATAGTACTCTGGGAGCCAAATTTCATTTAAATAGTCATGTAAGAATTTAGACAGTGCCTCGCACCCTGTGGCTTCGACTACTACCATCTTAGCTAGTGCAGCTTTATGCAAACCTTCTAGCTGCTCAAACGCAGGATCATCTTGTGCTACAAGCATAGTGTGATCGAAGTTTTCTTTTAAGAATTCCTTAAATGGTTTTAAGGAGCCGAAATCAACAACCCAGTTTCTTGCATCAAGTGTTTCGCATTCAAACTCAAAGTAGAACCCAAGTGCATAACCATGCAAAGCACAACAGCCGGGAATCTCGTCTCTGCTGTAAAGTGCTTCTCTACTTTTACCACTCTTCCTATCTGCTCGCCACTGTCGATAGCAAACCGCAAACCCTTCTTCAGGCCCATATCTTTTAGTCGATACGTACATTATTTCCCCTTAGCTAACGCCATGAATTCTGCTCTTGTTGCCGAATCGTCCTTAAACGAACCGCCTAATTTACTAGTAACAGTATGCGATGCATGATCCTGTATACCTCGATTTTTAACACAGCCGTGTTCAGCATCTATCAATACAGCGACGTTATCTGTTTCTAGTATATAACACAGTGCGTGGAATATTTGACCTGTTAGACGTTCTTGTACTTGTGGTCTACGAGAAAAATAATCCGCTACGCGGTTTAATTTCGATAGACCGAGTACTTTTTTATTCGGAATATATGCAATAGTTGCAGTCCCGGTTATGGGCTGAAAATGATGTTCACAAAATGAAGTAATATTGATAGACTTTTCCATTACCATTTCGTCGTATTGCATCTTATTATCTACCACTGTGCATTTCGGGAAAGTTTCTGTATCTAAACCATAAAACAATTCCGATACGTACATCTTAGCAACACGCAACGGTGTATCGCACATACTGTCGTCATTTAAGTCCAGCCCGAGTACATTCATAACTCCTGTCATATGCGCTTGAATTGTTTCAATTCTTTCCTTAACCGGACTTTTATCGCTATTGACTGTAGGTGTTTCCATTCCTATGCTAACTAGGTGTTTGTGAACTTTTAGACCAAGTTCGGGGTCACACTTCCTTTTGTCTAGAGACATGAGATTTCCTCCTGAAATCGTTATTTTTAGATGCTACTGCAAACTGCCTGTCTGCATGCAGTAGTATTTATCATTAATAATACCCGTGCTTCGAGCAAAGTGGTGTCATATCGCCATACGACTGAGATACACCGTTTTGCATACTACGAATAGATTTAACAAGAATGCTGACATCAGACTTCAACGTTGTCACTTCATTCCTTAACGCCATGACTTCCATATTTGCAAGAGCAAGACGGTTATACATTTCGAGAAGAAACGATGTCCCGGCTCTGTGAGCACCCGAAAGTACATCTATTACTTGATCTTGTTCAATTAACTGGAGTAATTTATCAGGACTAAGTGTGTTAAGCACTGTATTAAGTGCGTACAATTGTTGCGTTTGTTCGTCATTGAGCATAACGACTCCTTAAACTGCCATTCCTGGCTTGTTTTTAAAATCCGGTTCCGGATCATAGCCGTTTATTGTTACATCTTCGTACTGTAACGCTAACAACTCGTCTAACGTACTGAAGTCTTTGTTAAATGACAACGTAGGTAGTGCATTCGGTGTGCGCTTCTCCTGTTCTATTGCCATTTCTAATTGATTTTGATACAAATGTACATCCCAGCCGAAGAACACTAACTCGCCGGGTTGCAATCCTAACAGTTTTGCAAATGCCATGTTAAGGAAAGCATAGCTCATAATGTTATATGGTAGTCCGTATGCAGTATCTACGCTACGTTGAATCCAACAGCTATTTAATCTTCCGTTTTCGACCGAGTACATTTGCATAATATGGCATGGCGGAAGTGGAGTGCCACTGTTTTGCTGTGGGTTCCATGCAGAAACAATGTGACGACGCCCATTAGGATCGTTTTTCAGTCCTTCGAGGAGTTCGGCAATTTGATCTACGCCGTCGTGATTACCAAGGGAGCCACCAAAATTGCGCCACTGGTGACTATAGCCGGTGCCCAAGGATCCTTCGGGGAGATGGTGGAGTCCACGATTGTCCAAAAACTCTCGTGTGGTGTTGCCTTTCCAAATGTTAATGTTCTTCTCTTCGAGCGTCTTTGTGTCTGTCTCGCCACGGAGGAACATCATTGTTTCCTCAAACGCAATTCTGAGAGCAACCTTCCGCGTAGTTATAATCGGGAAGCCGTCTGATAAGTCCCAACGTAGAGTAGCACCGTTGATAAATGTGCTGCCTATACCGGTGCGGTCAGGGCGCTGAGTGCCTGTTGTTAAAATTTCGTGCAATAAATCTAAATAGTTCTGCATCCTTACCTCATGAATTTATGATTTCCGTATGTTTTTGTTGCAGCAAAGGCGTTTGCCCACCGAGGGTTTGCCAATTTAGGATTATAATAATGTGTAGCTCCAGCAGTGTTGTCAACTGCAACACCGGATAGCGCCATTATTGCTACAGTTGCAGCAAGTTCAAACGAATCAATGTTCTTCTGCACTGGCTTGCCGTTATGATAAAACTTAATGTCGTCTGGTTTACCATCGCAATACCAGGAGAATTGACATTTATTCCTTAAGGGACGACCTGCACCGTCCCGGATTGCTTGTGTGATCACTTCTTTTACTGTTTTTTCGTTTGTAACTCTATTCAGTGTTGTGTGTGCAACAGCAAATTGACCTGCAAAGGATTCGCCACGAGCTTCGTGATAAATATTCTTTGCAAGCCAATATGCATCTTCCTCATTTACGTTTATTGCTAGCTGATTCTGTGACAGCAATTGTACCAATATCAGATTTGCAGTTAACATAAGTACTACCTTTGTTAATGAAATGGAACAAACGACGTAAAGGTTAACGCATCGTCGGTGAATTTAAACACAGCTCCGGTCACATGACCGCCAATTACCGATGATTTGCCAGCACTAGTGTCCGTAAATAACACAGTGCCGCCAGCTACACCAGTTCTTGTCACTGCTTCTGTTGTCGCTTTACCCATAGCAGTCCTGTCGTGTCCAACTACAACAGTGCGGCCGGCTGGGATTTTATCTACCCAACCGTAAGTCCTGACAGGAAATCCCACTTCGTCGCGAGTTCCGTCTACTTCGCCGTACAACGCCATTGCTTTTGCTTTCCCTGTTAATGTTTCGGGTGCATCCCAAACGCTATGGTGCGCAGCAGCATGTAAAAACGTAGTATCTCCGAAGCGGAAGTAATGTTTTGCCCTATCATGCTCTACGATTCCGCGAACATCTGCTAAGAATGCATCAACATCAGATACGTGATCTAACGTAGCTAACTGGTCCTTGCCTAAGTGGACAGGATTTCCAGCAGCGTACCGATAGAACTTGTCTTCGTGGTTGCCGATAATAGCAACAGCACGACCCGTATCTAACGATTCCCGTACAAAAGCTACAGTTTCGTGCGGTCGCTTGCCGCCGTCAATATAATCGCCCAAAAACACTACAAAAAAGTCATGTTCAGTGGCGTATTTAACGGCGGCAGTAACTAAATGAAACTCCGCATGGACATCGCTTACGGCTAAAACACCGGAGTATCTGTCTCTGTCTATAATATGTTTTAAGTCCATGTGGACACCTACTAAATGAAACGCTGTTTTCAGCTTTAGTGTGTAGTATACATAGATTTAGAGTACTTGTCAAGCGTTATTAGACTAAAAGAACAAAATTCTCGTCAAATCCAACTTCCTTCGGATCCTCGTATCCTGCATAACCCCGGGGATTACTCATCACGTAAGTATCGCCTAACTTTACGTTAATAGCAGTGTGCGTATGCCCGAATAACCAGTAATCAATCTTATACTGATTAAACAACCTATCGCAGTTTGCATGAAACGCTGGATTAAGCGGATGATTTGCAAACTTGCCAGCCGCAAGAGACGGGCTCGGGGAGAAGTGAGTACACACAATTGTGGTGCCGTTCCACTCTTTACTTAATTCTTCCTCGAAAAATGATATAGTTGCAGCATGATACTTTATAGTGTCAGACGGTTGCAGTCTACGAACATTCTGATGGATATACGGCCCTACTTCATTAGGCGTGTAAAGTTCAATTACATGATAATCATTCATGTTGCGCTTTGCGTATTCCATTGCCATGAAATCACCGTTGTTAAGGTCAGTCCACATAGTTGCACCTAAAATACGAATATCATCATGTATAAAAACTTCGTTATCAAGCACAAACAGGTTATTGTGTTCTGCTTCTCTATCTTTCCAATACTTTTTAACAGCATTGTACTCGCCGCCGTAGAATTCGTGGTTGCCCAGAATGTACAGAACAAACTTAAATTGTCTTGTGCAACGTTCGACAAACTCTCGTGGTTTTCCGCGCTCGCCAATATCGCCGTTTAGGATCAAAATGGTTTCAGCATCTTCGGGGCGCTTAGGCACTTTGAATTTTCCGCACTCCAGGTGGAGATCGGACCATAAGATTATTCTCTGAAGCATATTATATTATATCTCGCTGTCTGGCCATTCTACTGGATACCAATGCATTTCAGCAAGTACTTTAGCAACACGTTCGCTAACTGTGCCTTCGCTGCCGCTAGAATACCAGTCCATGTAGTCTTCTTGTATGTCTTGTTTAATTAAAAATCTGTTACGCAAATCAGCAATTATTCCGCCAGCATATCGCCACGATGAGCTAAATGCATCGTTATCACCGTAGTCCGACGGTTGTTGTTTTTTCAATGCTATAACAATAGTCTCGGGGTCTTCGGGTGGCATAAAAACCCAGCGCATATTACATAACGCAGCATACAGCTCTTTTGCAAAAGTGTCATCTTTTACCAGATTAAGTATAACATTAGACGCTACGAGATCATATTCAAGATTATACGGATACATATCAAGTCCATAGTGATTTACGTATTTTAACAAGACGAATTAACATTTCGGTATCTTCTTCTATCCACCTTTCTTCTTGTTCTTGATGATCCTTGCACCATTGTTGAAAAGCGGCGTAATATTCTGGATGTTTCTTACGGTACGCATCTGTCATCCTGTGCATAAAAGAACGATTATTGTCGCATTCCGGTTCCGGTGGAGATTCCAACTCTTCTCTTGCAGGTCGATCAAAAACCCACCAAGTGTATAGTTCAATTACCTCTCTTGCAGCGGCTGCTTGGTGAGGATTAGGTTCTTGCTCGTCGGCGTCGAGAGTGGCTTCCCATTCTAGGTATTTTATACCATTGAGCGGATTAATTACCCTTCTACGACCCAGTAGTTTATTAAGACTAGATGGTGCTTCTTCACCTGACTCATGACAAAAGCGATACATACTAGCCTTTTCAACTTCAACAAACTTCTTTAATAAATTAAAGTTTGTATGCAGAATGAGAGTATCCGTATCGTAATAACCAGGATTTAGTCCAGTGTCAACTATGTGATATCTACGATTCACCCGATACCGAAGCCAGTCTTGGGCCGCTTCGTATTTCCATTTAACCGGATACCAAGTTAAGTAAGGTAGCTTACGTGTAATCCAATATCGAATAGGGGCTTGTTTAATGAACTCTTGTTCCCATTCGTGCCATTCATCGGCCGTTCCCATCCGTAAACGATCAAAATTTAACCATTTTTTAAATCCAGATAGCATTCTTACTTCTCTACTGTGTGCGATACGAACCCGTTTAGTTTTTCAGCTTCTGCAATAATTTCTTCAGAAGAGACATCTGCACACGGTAGCACTCCGTTAGTTGTATCTAACTTGTATTGTTCTACCATTTTACGCTCTCTTACGATAGAATATGCTAATTGTAGCAAATCTGAGCGGATTTCATAAGGTGTTTTACCTGTTTTCATGTGTGTTCTCCATTGTTTTATTATTATACACTATATTTGCTAGTCATGCAACTACTATGTGATTATTTTTTTTGCCTGCGGTAATACTAAATCAGTTGCAGCTGATTCGTATGCTGTTTTAAAACTCGAAGCCGGCGCATAGGTAGCTACAATTGAACTATACCTAAACGTCGGGTCCGAGTTATCGTCGGCCATCATTAAGAAAGGTAGCAAAGTTAGCCCCGATTGTGTAGCAGCTAACTGGAAAGGGCGATGAACTACGACTTCCTTGTCGCTGAAGGATACAACCTTTCCAATAATTTCTTCCCCGGATGATATCTTAAACGAAATTACTTCATTTACTGTTATTTGTGTGTCTTTTCTTATTAGCATCTTCGAATTACTTCTTTAGGATTAATGGAATTTCATTATCTTTTGGTGGATAACCTTCGCCGTCCGACGGATCGTCTTCCATTACTGATAATACCCCAAATTGTGTTTTATCTACAGCATAGTTAACAGTAAACTCAAAATTACCGTATCCGTCTACTCCACCGCCTAAAGTAGCGCCGCCGGCAATAATTTTACCAGTAGCATCTGCTAGCTGCCAAGGTACATTCGATTCAAAAGAACGAGAACACCCCTTAACTGTAAAACCCGACTTAACTCTATCTCCCGACTTAGGAGACTGGACAATGACGAAGCCTGCATCAGACAATGCACTGTCGTCGTTCTTGCAATTATCCACAATCTCTGGACGTGGTCTGTGAGACTGATGTACAAACGGGCCTGTGCAAGCTGAAATAAGCGCAGTTAACCCTAACACTAATGCAATGAGACTAAAATTAAACATATATTACTCCTTTAAAAATCAAATTCAATTACGTCATCCCCTAAATCATCCTTAATTACGTTTAGGGCGTAATTGTTGTTGTCGGCCTCTTGGTTTGCGTTCTGGAATTTGTCTATATTTATCCAATTTGACATCCAAGCAAGTGGATTCTTAGTGGTCTTTCTCGGATTAGGCAATTTTAAATCTTTATATATTGCCTGTGCGTTAGACACTACCCACTCATTTAACAAATTAGGCGTTAATCCGACAATCGAGCGGCCGTCTTCGAATAAAAACTCAGTCCATGCAAACTCTTGCCGAACTACTTCCTCAATCATCTCGCATAATTCATCTTTCATGCTCTCGAATGCTATCTGCCCACGCTCAGTTTTCAATTCGGCATGTAAAACCGCGGAATCGAACTCGGCGTGACAAGCTAGCTCGTCAATCATGATCTTTTGTACTGCTTTACCAATGCTCTGAAAGAATCCCTGCTCCACTATTGCAAAAGTAGCAGCAAAGGATGACATAAATTGCAGTCTTTCAAGTATATATAAAGCAAACATAGCTTTGAAAACATAGTTGTATGTTCCCTGATCGTTTTGACGCAACCCTAATGTAAATTCTGCGCCAACTCTTGCTAAATCTTCAAACGCCTGTGACACCTTTTCGGCTCTTTTGTGGAATACAGGCGTATTCATAATCATGTCAAATATTTCATTAGGATTCTTAATACAAAGCCTAATCATCTCACTATATGTTAACGAATGAATAATTTCCATATTGGAGTTTTCCATCATCGCCGCCCATGCTTCGGAGCATGTTACAAACGGTGCAAACAGTGGCGCAATGGCGCGCGATGCTACTGAATCTAGCTCCCACTGGAATGCTAAGTTCAGTATCATAATCTTATAAACGCTTTCGGGGCACTTTATAAAATCTAAGCGTGACTGGTCGTGGTTAAACTCATCCTCTACCCAACGCTGCGATACTTGCTGCTTATAAATCTTAAACAGCTTAGGGTATCGAACGTTAATAGAATCGTAAAGTCCGGGCTGTTGACCGAGGAAAATAGAATAACTATTATCCTTCCACTCTGTGTTCTGTGTATTAAAAACTGACATCATATATTCCTTTATAAACTGCATGCGCCGCTGGCACAGCCGCGTTCTTGATCATCTGTGTGCATCGTGGACATTGTAGAACTAGTACCGGAATTAAAATAATACCTGGTCTTTAATCCTAACTTTGCTCTGTATGCAAATTCTTCTAATATTTGTTTTGTCCCGATCTTTTTATCTTCATCGCTCTTCATATTGATGTAAAAATCTGCACTAATACCTTGCCCGGTAAATTTTTGCACCACAGCATATACTTCTGCCATATCGTTATGCGATATATCCCATGCAAACTCATAATCATTCTTTAAACTCTCGTATCTGGGAGCCAGGAACGGGATTTTATTTATGCCAGAAGTCTTAATTACTGCAATTTCTCTGATCGGATATAGACCGTTTGTTGTCCCGGACGATAAAGAAGACGACTCGCAAGGCATGTGCGCTTCTAATACGCTGTTTCGTATCCCACCATTTGCTATAATTTCTTGTCTTAGTGTTTCCCAATCACAATGCAACGGCTCGTCGACAATTGTGTCGATGAACTTGTTGGCAGTATCAATAGGTAGCCAGCCATCGGGATACTTCGTCTTATTCATCCACTTGCATACACCATATTCTTTAGCAAGGCGCAAAGAAGCTCTGTGAAGAGAATAGCTATGAAGTTCAGCTAAACGATGAATGTATCTTTTGCCTTCTAGAGTAGAATACTTTAGTTTCTTTGTAGCTAAATCATATGCTAGATTAGTAATACCGATTCCGGCGGAACGACGTGCTTGTGCAGTGCGCTTTAGGTGAGGGAACGGATAATCCATAATCTCAATCACAGTATCGACCATTAACAGTGCATAGTACGAAACTTCCTCATACTCTCTCGGCTTAACGTTCCCTGCTATGATTGCTGCTAGGTTACACAAGCCGATTTCGCCTGGGGCATCCGGCTCACTAGAATAAAGATCTGCGACACTATTAAATCCCGAAGTAACCAACGCAATCTCTTGACACAAGTTAGAACTGTAAATCTTCTCTTTAAACGGCGTGTGTCGGTTTAATTCCGCACAGTTATGCTCGTAAAGTCTGCCGGTACTGTACGCTTCAGTTAGCACAGTAGTTGCAATTTCGCGTGCCTTCATAAATTTCTTAGGTATACGCTTGTTTTTTAGCACTTTTTCATACAATTCTACGAACTTACTTTCATCGGCGTCGTACATTGCTTCATACAAGTCCGGTGCGTCGGCGTAGCTAACAAGCATCCAGTCGTCGTTCATTAACGCTTTCTTAACAAACGTTAGGTTATAACCAAAAGAGTAATCAATATCTTTAATACGCTTTTCGGTAACAGTTTGCACATTCTTTAGCTTCATTAGATCCTCGAGTTCCGGATCTAACAAGTTAAAGTGCATAGTAAGTGCGCCACCACGATTGGCTTGTAAATTAGCTAATACTGATGCTTGTGCCACTTTATAGTAAGGGAGTTTACCTTGATGTACAATCATTCCATGCCTAACTTTATCGCCGGCGCTACGAGACTTAATGTGATGGCCGATGCCTGCAGATGCACAAGTCATCATATATGCAATGTGATCTGCTGCTGCTAAAGAAGGGGCTGTGTCATTAGTAGTAATAACACAACACGATGCGTACTGTTTCTTAGGTGTGCCTAAATTAATCAAATTAGGCGACGGTGGATTAATTTTCTTCATACTAA